CTATAGATAAGGCGTGGCCAACCAGATCACCTTGTTGCGCAGGCGCTTGGCGAAGGGGGCATGCAGCAGGTCATCAAGCGTCACGCGGTGCGCGTTGGCGACCAGCGCATCGAAGCGCGCATCGAGCCATTGCGCCACGTCGCGGTCGTAGATCTCGGTGTCCAGCTCGAAATTCAACCGCAGGCTGCGGGGATCCAGATTCGACGAGCCGGCGTAAGTCCAGGCCCCGTCCACCGTCATCAGCTTGGAGTGATCGAACGCGCCACTCGACCGCCAGACGCGGCAGCCCGTACGCACCACCTGGTCAAGCTGCGCCGTCATCGCGTAATCGACCAGCCGCAGGTTGTTCTTGCCCGGGATCACGATGTCCACAATGATTCCGCGGCGCGCCGCCGTGGCCAGCGCGCCGATCAGCGTCTGGTCGGGCAGGAAGTAGGGCGACTGGATCCGCACGTGATGCCGCGCCACGGCCAGGGCGCCCAGCAGCATGTTGTGCGTGCTGCCCAGCGCACGGTCGGGCCCTGACGGCACGCAGCGGATCGGCACGCGGCCAGACGGCGGCATGAAGTCGGGATCGAACCAGGGCTTGGCGGGCAGCGACTCGTGTGTCGTGAAATTCCAGTCATGCGCAAACACCGACATGAGCTGGGTCACGATCGGTCCTTCCACCCGGAAATGCGTGTCGTGATTGGTCGCATCGCCCGCCAGCGCGCTGACAAACGCCGCCCGCACATTCATGCCGCCCGTAAAGCCCACCCGTCCGTCCACCACCAGCACCTTGCGGTGGCTGCGCAGATTGGCATAGGGCATGCGCAGCACGCCAAGCGGATTGGTCATGAACCGCGCCACCGGCACGCCTGCCCGCGCCAGCATGCGCACGATGGGCGGATGGGAATACTTGGATCCCACCGCATCGATCAGCACTCGCACCTGCACGCCGCGCGCCTGCGCCTCGATCAGCGCCTGGGCCACTTCGCGCCCGATCGGATCGTTGTCGAAGATATAGCTTTGCATCGCCACCGTGTGGCGGGCCTCGCGAATGGCCTGCAGCATCGCAGGATACGTCTCGTCGCCACCGGCCAGCGGCCGCACCTCGTTGCCGCCCAGCAGCTGAAACCGGCTGACCCGATCGCCCAGCACCTTCAGCGACGCGAACTGCTCTCCCGAAATCGCCACCACGTCAACCGGCGAAGTCTCTACTTGCTCGGCGTCCTCCAGCATGGCGACGTCCCGCTGCTGCGACACCCGCGTCTTGCGGATACGGTTGATCCCCGCCACGAAATAGAAGAGCGCCCCAAGGATCGGCGAGAACATCGCCACCCCCACCCAGCCGATGGCCGCCCGTACATCCTGCTTGGTCATCGCGGCATGCACCGCCGCGCCAGTACCCGCCACGATGCTGATGGCAAAGGCAATATGAGGCCAGTATTCGATCAAAAATGCGTGTATGCGATCCATGGCGAGGGCTTGAGACGCGGCCTCCATTGATTGACCAAGCGCAAGGATAGCAAGGCTGCCGCAGGTGGCAAACGTGCATTCTTGGGGTGATTTCACACGCATTAAAAAAACGTGCTAGAATTCGGCCTCTTCGTTGTTGAGCTTCTTTCGAAACACATTTCAAAGACGCGCTGCGACGAAAGCACTGAAGAAATACTGAAGTGCAAAGCAAGACCTGTGGTGGCTGTAGCTCAGTTGGTAGAGTCCCGGATTGTGATTCCGGTTGTCGTGGGTTCGAGTCCCATCAGCCACCCCAAGAATTCCCCATACATTACAGGCGCTTAGGCGCCTGTTTTGTTTTCTCGGGGAGATTCTGGGGAGAAATCGCCGTCTCCAAGCGTCTCATCTCCAATTCATTCTGATCACCGTCCAGCCATTTGGAATAGGTTTTCAAGAACATCTCCACGCTGTGGCCCAACTGCTTCGCGCAGAATGCCGGCGTCATCCCAGCCATCAGCATCACCGTCGCGTACGTGTGCCGCATGTTGTACGGCCTTCTGTAGCGAATCCCCAGCAGTTTCAGCGTCGGCGTCCAGAAGCTTCGCCGAAATGCGCGCTCGTCTTCCCATTGCGCCGCGTACCGCGGATCGTTGAATACTGCAGCACCTGCAACTTGCGTGTGCTGGCGCTGGGACTGAATGGCGGCCAGCGCGCGGCTGTTCAAAATGACCTGTCGGGCCACGGCCGTCTTCGTCCGATCCTTCCTCTCACCGCGCACCAACGCTTCCGCCACCAGCACGGAGCCGGATGCCAGGTCTACGTTCGGCCATTGCAGTCCAAATACTTCGGACGTCCGCAGTCCACTCCAGAACCAGAACTCGATCAGATTGTGGACTTGGCCCGGGGACCGCTGCCGCACGGCTTCAAGGATCTTCTCCATCTCCGATCGGCTGAATGGGTCAGGCGGCTCACGCTGGTACTTCGCGCGCGGAATTTCACTGGCGGGGTTGTCGGCCAGGATGCGATCCTTTACCGCCAGATCCAAGGCTTCGCGCACGACCGAAACATAGTTGTTGATGGTCTTGCCTGATAGGTCGGGGCGGCCGGCGATTACGGTCAGAAAGTGGCTGAGCTTGGCGGAACGCAGCGGAATCGTCCCCAGGCGCGCGCCGTGGCGGTCGCAGATGGAGTGCTTCCAAAACTTGATGGCGCTGGCGTATCCGTCGCGTGTCGAAGACTCAATGCGCTGGGCCGCCAGCCAAGTGTCGAGCTGCCCGCCGATGGTGCCGGCGTCTTCCACTACCGCCTTCGGAAAGTATTCCGCCAGGCTGAAGGTGCGATGACGGATCTTCTCTTTGATTGCGATGGCCAGGCGGTGAGCGTACTTCACGTTCGCCGGGGTGGGCAGCATGGGCACGTCGTCCAGGGTGAGCGTGTGACGCTCTTGCTTGCCGTTGAAGGTAAACGAAAGCCGGATGGAACGCTCCCGGATTTCTACCCCAGTTCCTTTTCGACCCATTGTTGATAGCCCTTCATGGAAATGAAAATCCCGCCGTCGGGGGACTTGCGGTACTCGCGGCCCTCAAGCCACTTGCCGTCTTCGATCTTGCGCCGGATGGCCTTCTCTGTGAGGCCGGTGATCACTGCGGCCAATGCGACCGTCACGTAGGGCGCCGGTGCGACCTGCGCGGCCATTGCATGCCTGTCGGCGGTGTTCAGCATATCGCCTCCAAAATGAAGCCCGCACTTCGCCGGCTGTATCAGTAATGAGTCATTGACGCCTCTTGTGCGTCATAAATGTGGCAATTGAGCCAGCAGCGCCATCGCATCGGCATAGGCCCGCATGGCGCGCTGCTCGTCGATTCGGTCGGCCCCGAGGGTTTCGGCGCACTCGCGGAGCTGGGCGGCCACGCGGTCGTCGGGTGCGCGGCGGTTCCAGGCCTGGACGAGCCATGCTCGGCTTTCCGGGTCTTGGGGAACCGTTAGCTCGTGGCCGCTGTCGAGGGCGCAATCGTCGTCGTGGTCGGCCTGAAGCCGCCACCAATCCCGCGCAACAGCCCGGATGGATGCAGGGCAGCCGCAGAACGGGCAAGGTTTCAGGTCAGCCATACACCGCGCCTCCGTCCTTGTGGTCGGGGTGGGCCTGGGCCGGTGTTGTGGCCAGGCGCTCGAAATAGAACACGATCTGCGCGCCGGTTTCGACTGCCAGGCCAAAGCGAAGCGCGTGGCGATAAGTCGGGTAGTTGTCGGTCAGCACCTGGCAGGTGCGCTGCAGCTTCACCCGCCAGGCCTCCAGGCTCATTGCGTGCTTGTCGATATTGCAGGGCGGACACGCCGGCATGTAGTTTGCAGGTACGTCGCGCTCGGGCCGCAAGGGTGCGCCGCTGATGTACTTCCAAGCCCGTTCGCCGCGCACCAGCTTCAGGTCGCGCTGCACTGGCTCTAAGTGATCAACGTGCCAGCGCTCCGGCAGGGGCTGGCCGCAGTATGCGCATTTGCCGTCGAACATGGCGAAGACGCGGGCGCGTTCGGCCTTACTGATTGCCATCGCTGCCTCCCTTCTGCGCGCCCGGTTGCGCGGAATCCGGATCAGGCCAGTCCAAGCCCTCCGAACGAGCGAAGCTGCGCATGCCCGCCGCGATCTGCTGCGGCGTTTGCGGCTTCCACTTGCCGTCGTCTTCCGAATACGGAGCGCCTGGTTGCGCGGACAGGGCGACGGCGAGCCGCACGAGTTCCGCGCATACGGTGTGCTCGGGCATGCCCGGCGAATGCAGCTCCATACCAGCCCGCGCCAAGTCGAGGGCATCTGCATCCAGGCGCACCGCCTCGCTGGCATGGGGCGCTCCCTTAGCGGCGTCGAACCCATCGGCACGACCACGCGCGTACTCCGTAGCCAAAGTGCTGGCCTGGGGCGCGGCATAGAGCGCATCCAAATGACGCAGGGCGGCGGTGATCTTGTGGGTGTACCCGCGCGCATGCGATCCGATAGGGCCGACGCGGCGCTCGATGGCGGAGAGGCTTTCCATGATGCGGTGCGCACCTTGCAGCGTCGCCTTCACCTCGTCGTAGTGCTCCGTGCTCGCAGCGGGCTGCGCCTCCCCGGCTACAGGAGCGCTTGCCAGGGCGGCGCGGGGGTTCCGCTGATGCCAGGAGTCCACTCGCTCGGCCAGGGAGTTATCGCGCTCATGCAGCAAGCGAACCGGATAGGGATCGGCTACAGGGGCGCGCAGGTTGGACAGCAGGGCGGTTTCGATGGCGCGACCAAAGCGCAACGCTTCGTCGTCGGTCATGTTGCTGTGGCGCGGCAGGCTCAGGATTTGCCCAGCGGTCAGCAGGGATCCCTTCGGTATCGGGGCGGGGGTGTGGGTGGTCATGCTGCCTCCGAATTGGCGCGGAATTCGTCGATGTCCGCTTGCGTGACCGCGAAGCGCTGGACCTGCGTTACCTTGTAGAAGGCCGGCGTAACGTTGGCGTCGAGCCAGGTTTCGATCAACGTCTTGAGTTCGGCGCGCTTGGCGTCCGGCAGGTCGTGGCTGCCGAGGTAGCTTTCGGAATGCTCGCCGTTGCCGTCGAACGCCAGCGCTTGCATACGGTCGATCATGTCTTCGAAGTCGAAAAAGCTAGACGGCTTCGGGGTCACGGACACGCCCAGGTAGTAGGCGCGGCCTTCCTCCAGCTCGCCCTGGCCGTCTAAATCGTCGAGGGCATCGTCCGCTTCACCGGTAGTGAAATCTTCGTTGTTCAGGCTGTAGCAGTCGAATTTCGTTTCGCTCATGTCTTTTCCTTGATGGTGGCGGCCAGCTCTTTGCCGAGCTTGGTAATCCAGCGGCGCGCGCTGGCGCGGGCTTTCTTGGCGGCCTTGCGTTGCTGAATGAGCTGGTGGGCCAGCAAGGCGTGCTGGCAGTTGCCCGCCAGGTAAGCGTCAACGTCGCCATCGTGATGGGCGTGGCGGCGGTCCCCGTCGTCGTCATAGTCGAGCGCGTAAGCGCGCTCCAGCCAGTTGATGGACTGGTGGCGATAGGAAATGACGCCATCCGGCGGATCCTGCGCTACAAGGGAAGCTTCTATCGCCTTCCCGATTTCTTCGGATAGTCGGTTCACTTCCTGGACGGCCAAGTTCAGGGATAGGATGGCTTGCTGATACTTGTCCATCACCCCTCCTGCTGCTGAGAGGCTGCAAGGGCGGCGATGCGGCGGCGCTCAATGTCTTCCTCCGCTTTCTCGGCCCACTGACTGCCGTGCTTGAGATAGAAGCCCAGCAGGTAATGGATGACGGTGGCCTGCTCCGCCTCGGCCTTCTTGGGGATCTCGACGCCGCCCAGCCGCAATAATTGAGCGATCCGAATGCAGGCGAAGTTCGGACGGCCCAGGATCTCGATCAGGTCGGCATTTAGGTCCGGCAGCGCATCGCCAGCAGCAGGAGCCACCGGCAGCGCGTCAACGAAGCGTTGCAGGAGCATGCGCGCTTCCATTGCGTTGACGCCATGCAGGTAGCTGCGCAAGCCGGTTTCGCGGGCGATTTCTAGCACATCAAAAGGTCCGGGCGCCTGCTCGTAATAGTTTTTGGCCGCCGCTTCCATTTCATCAGTCGGCATCGCCGATACTAGCTTCCATTTGGGGGGGGCACTCATGCTCTGGCTCCAGGCGATCGGGTACGATGCGCGCTCCTGTAGGAGGCGCATATGCATAAGGATTATCAGGTTCTCTTGCTGCTACTTTTTCTTGGCTTCTGTTTAGTGCTCGCCAAGTATTGGCCGGCTACTAGCAGTGAATGGGCCAGTTGGGTTCAAGCCATTGGCTCGATCGGCGCGATAGTCGGAGCAGTCCAAGTCGGTCGCGCTCAGGCCGAAAAGCAGCGGCGCTTGACCTTGGAAATGCAAGAAGAGGCCAAAAAGACAAGGAGCAAGGAAAAGCGGGATGCACTTCATGGTGCATGCGTCTTCCTGTTGATGGTGGTAGATGCCGCTCGCCAAGGGTGCGACACAATTCTGCGAACCCACGCGGATTCGCCTGGGAAGATAGTAAGGTTTGGACCCGGTCCAATGTCCACACTTCGAGAGGCCGTGCTAAGAATTCCTGTTCACGATGTCCCACACTGTCTACTGGCCAATGAGGTAGTGGTGCTTTCCTCTGCTCTAGAAAAGTTCATCCAGTGTGCGGCTGAGATTTCAGAACAGAGACTGGATGACCCAAAGCTTGAGCCGCTTCTTAGCAAAATTCGAGAGGTCCAGAGCCGACTGGATTCGCTAAAGGAACCGTTGGAAAAAAATCTGACTTCATTTGATGGGTTGCTGGGCGCTCCGGATCCAATATCGAGGCAAAACTAGAAGGGTATGTCGTCGTCCATGTCCGCCAGGTTGGCGCCGCTGCTGGCCGGAGCCGCTGCGGGAGCCGGGCGCTGTTGGGGCGCCGGTCGTTGCGCCTGCGCGCGCTGCTGCCGCGGCGCGTCGTCGTAGCCGCCGCTGCCACCCTCTTCACGACCGCCCAGCATCTGCATCTGGTCGGCGATGATCTCGGTGCTGTAGCGGTCGGCGCCGGTGTCCTGGTCCTGCCACTTGCGCGTCTTCAGCCGGCCTTCGATGTAGACCGAACGACCCTTCTTCAGGTATTCGCCGGCGATCTCCGCCAAGCGGCTGTACATGACGACGCGATGCCATTCCGTCTCTTCGCGCTTCTCGCCGCTGGCCTTGTCTTTCCAGCTGGACGTCGTAGCGAGAGAGAGGTTGCAGACGGCAGCGCCGTCGGGGGTGTAGCGGACCTCCGGGTCGCGGCCCAGGTTGCCCACCAGGATGACTTTGTTAACGCTGGTCATTACGCGGCTTCCTTGAACAGTTGAGGGTGGACCTGGTCGAAGTCTTGAATGACCTCGGCGAAGTACTCGCGCGCGGCTTTGACCTTAGCGACCATTTCGCGCTCTTTCTCGAAGTCGCGCTCGATGATCCACGACGTGAGCCGCTGGTGTTCCGGGATGTGCGACACCAGGTGCATCTGGATCGGCTCGAAGCCGATCAGCCGTTCGGGCGTGTCGACCAGGGCGTAATTCACTTCCCATTGATCGGCGTCCCAAAGCATCATGTAGCCGCGCATCTGCCACTCGTAGCCGCTGTCGATCGCGTCGACCAGCCAGCCGGGGAACGTCTTCGCCGACCACGACGACTTGAGGTCGTGGCCGCGCCGGCGCACAGCGTCATAGAGGTCGCATTCCCCGGTAAGCCATTCGTTCGTGCGGCGCTCGGCGTTCTTCACCAAGGACAGGCCGCGCACGCGGTTCAGAAGGGCGATCGACTGATCCTCGACCTCCAGGCCCTTCTGGGTCTCCTTGCTGGAGAATTCAAAGTCGATGCCCAGGATCTCCTGCTGGGCCAGTTCGCGGATGTAGGTCTTGGCGCCGACCGAAAGGACTTCGCCTGCCTTGATTGCGGCGGCAGTCGGGTTGGCCATCAGCTTGCCGATGCTCGAGCAGCGGAACTTGATATCACGCATTGCTATCTCCTTGAGGTTGCTTGATTTCTGCGCCGCGTTTCTGCACCGCCGCGGCGAATTGCTTGTATCCATCCTGGTCGCGCGCGGCTTGGAACACTTTCACCCCGGCCTTCATGGTGGCGCGCAGCTCGTCTTCGGTTGCGGCGGCTTGGGCACGGGTGACCCATTCCGTGCGGACTTCTTGCATGTGCGCCTCGCGGTCGTCTTCGGCCAGGTGCCGCACGAGTTCGGCGTCCAGGTCTTCCAGGTCCTGGCTGAACATGTCGCTGGCCGCCGTGACGTTGAGAACCATGGCGATCTTGGCGCGCTTGCAGGCCATCTTCAGCACAGTGTTCGCGAGGTCGGCCGGCTCGGTCCGGATCTGCTGGACCGTGTAGTGGCCGCCCGACTTGCGCCCGTACTTCGTGCGCTTCATATCGGCCGGCGTGCCTTCGAACTCGGCATCGCAGACCGCTTTGCGCCAGCGGTACTTCTCTTCGTCGGTGGACGCCTCGCCCAGCCCAGACCCGAGCGCCACGCCCGTGGCTTGGTGCCGGCCGATGCACTTCACGCGATAGCGGACGGCTCCGGTCGTGGAAAGGTCGACGATCTCGTACTCATCTGCGATGCGGAAGGTCATGCACAGCACCTCGGCGCCGGGCTTCAGCAGCGTCGGCTTCTCGCCAGCGCCGGGGATGGCACCGTAGTGCACGTTCGGCTTCATCACCGAACGCATCACTTCCTGGACCGCGATCACATGGCGGGTGACGTCGGCGACCGAACTGCGGCCATCCTGCTGCGGGACAATGCCCGCCTGGCGGGCTGGTGCTTCGATAACGTCGCTCATGGTGTCCTCAGTAGGTGATTCGGATGTTGGGGATCAGGCCCTTGGCGATCAGCGTGACCGCCTGCCGGGCGCAGTCCTCTGGCATGCCGCCACCGACGAACGCATCCAGGGCGGCGCGGTTGACCTTTCCCTTGTGCGCCTTGTCTTCCTCACGGCGTCGGGTCTCGGCTTCTTCCGCTGCCTTTGCGTCGGCCTGCCGCTTGATTTCGGCTTGGCGTGCGTCCTCGGCTGCCTTCTTCTCGCGCTCGATAGCTGCTAGGCGTTCTTGCTCCGCGCGCTGCTCTGCGGCAAGTTGGTCGGCCTTGGCCTGGGCTGCCGCCTTCTCTGCCTGCTCGGCTTGCAGCTTCAGTTCAAGTTCGCGGCGCTCGGCTGCGGCTTTGGCTTCCTGCTCGCGGCGGACCACTGCCTCGCGCTCAGCTTGGGCGGCCGCCTCTGCATCGCGTCGGGCCTTCTCTTCTGCTTCGCGGGCGATGCGCTCTTCGCGATCCTTCTGCTCGCGCGCCGCCGCTTCTGCGCGAAGGCGCGCCAGTTCGGCCTGTTCCGCGTCGTACTTCTCGCGGGCGGCGAGGCGATCGCGCAGGTTGGTCAGCGCCTTGTCTTTCGTGCGTGCGGCTTCCGGCTCGAACTCTTCCCACTCGGGACCGATGGCGACGGCCTCGACCGCTGCGAGGGCGGCGCGGATAGATTCCGCCGGTTCGCCACTGTCCACGACCAGAGCGACGATGCCCTCAATGGCGTCCTTGTGCCGCTGCACGCGGTCGTCCTCGGCCTGCTCCCAGGCTGTGAGCGGCGCCCGGACCTCTTCCTTCAGGGCGTCCAGCAGATCGCGCATTCGTTTGCGCTCCGCGTCGATCTTCTTGGGCACATCCTTCAGCTTGGCGACCAGCTCCTTGCCGATATCGTCCAGCGCGACTTTGGCCTTGCCCACCTTGTGGGCCCGGCTTGCGATCGCGTCGCGGCCCTTCTTGGTGGTCAGGTCCGGCACGTGGCCGGTCACCTCGGCCCGGATCTTGTCCAGCCAGGGATCCAGGCCGCTGGGCTTGGAGTAGACCTCCAGGGCAGTTTCCGCCGGCGGCAGCTCGGCAAGTTGGGTTGCTTCGGTCATGTCAGTCCTTCGCGGCGACTGCGGTCTTGCCGCAGCCTTCGCAGACGGTGAGGGTGGATTGGGCGTCGAGCGTCGGGCCCAGCACACACGCCATGAAGACGCCCGCGGCAAGGGCAGCGGCGCCGATGAGCATGTCGCCGTGGGTGCGCAGGAGGCGTCGGATCATGCTTTGCTCCAGGAATCGCGGCGGGCGTGCGCGCGCATCAGCGCATCGCCAAGCCGGCCGATTAGGTAAAGGGCGCACAGCCCGAGAAGGGCGGCGGTCACAGGTAGCTCTCCGCTTCGTCAGGGTCCATCTCGGCCAGCAGGTCGTTGGCGGTCTTCTCGATGTGGGCTTCCAGCTGGCCCTGCACGAACGACTGGATGCGCGGGCTTGCGTCGGCCGCCAGGATCACCAGTGCCGCGCCCGCCTGGTTGTCGGCCAGCGCGTTCAACAGGCTCTCGCCCCAGATGCGGGCCGACAGGCCAAAGGCGCCGGCGGTCTGGTTGGACAAGCACGCACGGACCGCGGCGACTGCAAAAGCGCGGGACACGGTGGGTGCGTCTTCGTCGTACTCGTTCGGCAGAGACCTGGGCGGCGCGGTGCGGGACGGGTCGTCGCCCAGCTGTTCGAAGTGTTGGCGGGCGTTCATGGTCAGTTCCTCGCGTCGCCAGCGGCCACGTCCTGCGCCGCGCGCTGGGCCGGATTCGGAACGGTCAGCGGCACCGGCGCGCCCTTGGCCGCCATTTCGCGGTAGCGATCGAAGTCCGGCTTCAGCGCAACTTCAATCGCGGCGCGGCGGTCGGCGTCCAACGCGATCCACAGATCGGCCAGCTTCTTCATGCCGTTGCCGCCGAAGCGCATCATTTCCGCGACTGCCTGCTCCGTCGTCGCATTGCTGAAAATGTTCGTGGTCATAGTGGTCTCCATGCCCCGGTACCCCGGGGGGGGTGGTAAGGATTCATTGGTCAGCCATTGCTCTAGGAACGGGCAAACGAGTGAATTCGGGCGCTGCGCTTAGCGGACTTCGAAGGCGGCAGAGGGAAAGCCAGAGGCTTCGTGGTAAACGTGTCGCGGGCCGAGCGGACGCAACGCGCCTATCGCAAGTGAGTAGTCGCTGTGCTAACTTCGAGGCGTCACATGGATACGGCTCACGGATTTGACATGGAAAAAAAAAGCCCCCTAGAGATGACCCACGAACTGTTGTTGGAAATGGCCAGGTCAAGGTCGCTCTGGCTTCATTTCCCCGAGGACAAGCCGATTGATTCTTCAGTGGTCACCTGGCACACCAGCTACATGAAGGACATGATTTCGAGCGTGTTTAGGGCCTATCGCGACGCTCAACAAACTCTTCACAGTGATGCGCTCATGGCGGAGTCTCGCTCCGTGCTCGCGAAGGCCGAGGCCGCGTCTATGGCGCGCAATACATCCAAGTAGCTGCCCTTTATCAATGGGGCAAAAGGGCGAGGACCATGTCCCCATTGGCGGGGTCGGCATTTTCTTTTCCTGCGTCTGCGTCCGTTTACGACGCAGGCAGACGAACTGGTTTCAAGTAAAGTTGGCGTTCATCCGATCCTTGAGGGGAGCGTTTTGGCCAAGAAAAAGACAAAATCTGCGGCGTCTGCCGAACTGCACAGAATTCGTTGTCTATGGCGAGAAGCCAGTCTCGGTGACCCATCAGCGACGAATGAGTTGCTTGCGACACTCTTTGCCTCAGGCTCACCGGATGGCTTCGCGAGGAAGCTGGGCCAACTTAAGGTGGAGGATGCGAAACACCACACTCCGCCACCTATGTCCGTCAAACAGAAGAAGCCCGCCACCCCGTGGGAACGCGCCAAGTCGACGCTCACGACTGGACGAGTTCATCTAGTTGGCGGCGGCTTGCCCTCGTTAGGTAAAGCCTCCAAATAGCCTGCACACATGAATCGCAGCGCTGGCCGCCAGCGGCGATTCAAATGTGGCCTCGATAGAGGCTCATTTGCATCCCTTGCTCGCAGCGTCTAGGACTCCCAAGGGGCACTCGTCCTAGCGATCCGGTCCACCAGGTTGCAGCCCTGGCTAGGCAATTCCCGCGTGGCTCACCACCACTCTTACGGTTTGGGCATCCGGGCTTTCTCTCTCGGCGGCGCCACCGCCTTTAAATCCATTTCTCGCCTTCCCCATCCGACTTCGTGGCGGTACGTCTCCCTCTTGAGGCGATGCCCTGACTGCTGGCTGAGGGTCCGTGGGGGTGTTCTGCTCGCCGGACGGCGATGCGTTGATTGAATTAAACACCATGTTTATCGTTTTAGTCAACGCGGTGTTTAATTAGAGGCGCAAAAAAGCCCGCTCGAAGCGGGCTTGCGCGATGCGGGACTGGCTTACGAAGGCATGTCGATGCCGGCAGCCTTGAGAGTGGCGACCCCCTCACCGAGCCGCTGCGAAAAATCCTTCGAGCCGGTGATACGAGAAATCGCCTTCATGCAGGCGTCGCCCTCCTTGGTGCATTCGGATGGCTTGAGCGCGCCGCTGATTGCTACGACAGCGGCTACGACTTGCGCGGCAGACGCGTTGGTGCGGGCGTTGCTCAGGAGTATGTCGGTCTGCCGCGTGAGCTTGGTAACTTCAGCTTTGGCAACCGCGTCAGCCGGCGCGCACTCCTTCAGCATGGCTGTTCCGAGAGTGGCGCCGTTCCCAACGCACACCAATCGAACCGCCTGGCCGCGTTGAGCAGCCGCGGCGTAGTCGACTTCGTCTTTGCGCATCGCGGCCTGAGGAGCATCCATGCCCGGGCCAAGTACAAAGTAGGGTGAACCGCCGATTGCGGAATGGATCCTTTCTATCTTGCCGGACACCAGCAACTGCTTGCCTTTATAGGTCTTGTCGGCGGCGACCTCGTTTGCCTTGTATGCCTTGGCAAGTGACGCGCTCGACACGGTGACCGTTCCAAGGCGGGCGCCAATAAGGGAGTCTGAGCCAATGGCGAAGTTCTTCGCTTCATCGTCGAGAAGTGTCCTGAATACCACATACTCCTGAACGGAGAGTTGGTATTTGTGGGACTTGCCTGCAGAAAAATCGCTGACTTGGCGTTCCTGGGCGTGGGTCGGGAACGACCAAGCTGCAACCAGGATGGCGGCGGCGGCCAAACCGAGGATCGAATTCTTGTAGGTTGACACCTCTATCACTCCCTGTGCGGTTATCGTGCGCAAATTGTACGTTGCACATTGAAAAAGCCACCCGGACTCGGGTGGCTTGAACTGTTGCAGATGATTGACATGAGGTCACTTTGACCATTCATAGCCTCGAGCTGCCATCTTTTCGTATGACGCACGCGCATTTTCGAGAAAAGCTGAGACGATGGGCTCACCGTCTTCTCCCAACATGACGCCGATGATGGTGCATTTGCATCCGGCGATGTTCTCGGGATCGGACCAGAAGCTCCTCACTTGCTCCGCGGTGAACAACTTCCCATGGCGCTCCGCATGACTCTTACGCGTAGTCGCGGAAAGGGCGGAAAAATGCATGTAGCCATACGTGAGATTTAACCGTTCGGCGTCGGCTACGCCCTGCTCAAAATTCTTCATGCGCATCGCATGTAAAGCGGCATCATCGGCTGAGATGGTCATCGTTTACTCCTCTCAATTTCGGACCCACTGCCCCGCCTCATCGTCCCGCAGCCTGGCGCCGGCCCAGACGACCTGACCAAGCACGCGCACGGGGTGACCGTTTTCCAGCGGGATGTCCAGATAGACCGGGTTGAAAGAGCGCGCAACCCAGCGCCCGGTTAGCTTGTCGCGCGTCACTGTCTTGACCAACATCTTGCCGTCATAGTTGATGGCGTACACGCCGCCGCTGGCCACGTCCTGTAGCGTCAGATTCTCGTTGGGAACTACGAGCAGGGCGGCGCCGTCGCGAATGACGGGTTCCATGCTGTCGCCTTTCGCATACACCACGCGCGCCTTTCCATTGTCCGCGCCCACCGCCTTAAGGAATGAGCGGCGGAACTGGATCATGCCGGTCTGATCCTCGCTATGGTTCTCGATGCCGTCGCCCGCGGCCAGGCGCACGTCGGCCAGCTCGGGCACTTTCTCGAATCTGTCATTGGCGGCGTGAGGCTCGCCGGGACCGACGTTCGCAATGACGCCGGCCGCCGTGCTTAGCTTGAGCGGCCGTTCGCGCTCCGTCTGGTACGTCGTCTTTCCACCTTCCCACGGGGCGGGATCCACGTCGCGTATGCGCATGGGGAACGGATCGTCGGCCGCATCCATATCGACGAGTCCGCCAACTGTGTACGACCGCGGCGGGGGGGGGGTATCTGGAGCCGCGGGCGGCGGCGACACCTGAATCCCTAGCTTCATCTGGGCGATGGCGAGCGCAATGGCCCCCTCGAGCGCATTGAGTTGCGACTCGGGCAGTGCCCGCAACTGGTCCTCGGGGATCGTTCGGAAGGGCCACGGCTGCGCCTTCGCCGGTTCAGGCTCGGTCGATGCCTTGGCGGGCGCGGAAGTCGTGAACATTGCGCCTTCGCCAGTCATCACCCAGGTGGCATTCACTCCCAGGACGTTTTGGGCAGCGAGCATCCCTTCCTTCGATGGACCGCGGCGCTCCCAATTGTTGACGTTCTGCTGGGCGACGTTCAACAGCCGCGCCAGATTCGCTTGCTCTGGGCCGCTCATCAGCATCCCCGAGGCTCGGGCAGCCTCGTAGATCCTCGCCATCTGTTCGTGCATTCGCTTCATAGGGCGATTGTTGCCGGGATAAACGTGTTGTTGATACACGCCATGTTGACCTTTAAGTTAAACATGGTGTTTAATTGGCCGCATATGGAGAAACGAATGGAACAACTTCATCAGGACGCGGCGCGTATCGACGCTTTTGGCGGGCCCACCAAGGTTGCCGAGCGGCTCGGCATCGCTGAGGAGCCCGGCGCAGTCCAGCGCGTTAGCAACTGGAAGCGCCGAGGCATCCCGTCCAGCGTCCTGCTAACGCATGAATGGTTGCGTGCCCCCGCGCCGGCGCTACAGGAGACTAGCCATGTGGGCCAGCTGCCTTAAAGGAGTCCTGGCCGGCTTCATTCTTTTGATGTTGTTTCGCGATGCGGCCGAGGAAGCGCGGCTACGCGCCGAAAGAACGGAAATGCGCTGCGCAGTTGAATCAGCCCAAGTATCAGGATCCCCCCGATGAAGCCAACATCCCCGCGGCCATCGTCCCATATGACCATGGAGAAGATCATCAGGAACACAACGCTGAAGAGCGCTGTGGGTATCCACCTGGACAACACTCCCTCGATTTCGCCGTACAGCGGAGGGTCTTCGCGGGCAATCTTGGTCAGCCAGACGAACGCTGCGCCGACGGCCGGAATCATCAGCCCGAGAAAGAATTTCCAGTCCATGCCTTGCTTCTCCCGAAAGGGTTTCGTGTGTGAGAGCCGAAAGCATAGCCCGCAGGAGCAGGGCACCCATTCAATGCACCGTCGCGCTCTCGCGCCTGTCCGTCGCCCACGCCATGCGGTCGCGCTCGGCGCACAGCTCCTGAAACAAGTCCATGACTGCCTTTTCGCTCGGATCCTCAAAGATCCGGCGGGCCAAGTCCTGGGCGCTGATCAACAATTTTTCCGTTTCGGTCACGAAACACACCTCGCTCTTTGTTCATAAGGACGTACTCAATGAGCACGCAAGAAGTATCACCAGACCAGGTTGAAAGCACCCGCAAGATCGCTGAAAGACTTCGGAGCGAGATTGGGGTCGCGATTTCATTGTTCACCCAGGCTCGTGCAGCGGATTTCATGGGCACCTCAGCCAGCACCGTCAACCGCATCGTCGCTGACGATCTGGACAAGGTGTGCCATCTGATGGCTGCCGTTGGCCTGCAGTTCGCGCCGGTGGGGGCAATGGTCTACAGCAAGGAGCGCATCGAGGCGCTTGAGCTGTTTACCTACGAATACCTGCGCACCAAGGTCGAGAGCCGGAGGCACTGACATGGCCGATATCACCCTGGTTCGTCAGCAGCCCGTCCAAGCCTCCGAGCAGGAGAAGGAAGCCGCACGTCGAATGATCTTCGGCATGGTCGATGGCCTGGGTGAACGCGGGCGTAAGCAATGGCGCCGGCTGTGGAATCAACTGGTTCGGCTTGAGCCGGGCGAGATGCTGTCGATCACGACGCACAAAGAACGCACGGGCTGGTATCACCGAAAGCACATGGCGCTGGAATCGGCCCTGTTCGAAGCGCAGGACCGGTTCGAACACTTCGAAGCCTTCCGCGCTTGGCTCAAGACTGGCAGCGGTTTCGTTGACTGGTACCCGGGCCCGAAGGGCGGTGTGATTCCGGTGCCGCGGTCGATCAGCTACGCGAAGCTGGAACAGGCCGACATGGAACAGTTCCACGATGACGCTGTTGCCTTCCTGCGCACCGCTCACGCTCAGAAAACCATGTGGCCGCACCTGCCGCCCGCGCGCGCCAGCGAGATGCTGGAGATCGTTTTGCGGGGCTTCGGCGAATGAAAGGCCGCAATCCCACCGCCGAGCAGAAGCGATTTTGGGATCTGCTGGCCTCGAACATCGGCTGCGTGGCCTCGCGCATGGACGGCTTCTTCGACAGCCAGTGTTCGATCCATCACATCGACGGGCGCACCAAGCCGGACGCGCACTGGCTCGTGCTGCCGCTCTCTGCCGGCAACCACCAGGATGGAACGGGCGCGCCCGGTCGCATCGCGGTGCATCCCTGGAAGGCGCGCTTCGAGGCCCGCTATGGGCGACAGCGCGATCTGCTGGTCTGGTGCATCGAGCAGCTACAGGCACAAGGATTTGAAGTCCCTGATGGCGCATTGCGCGCCGCGGGGATGCTGGAGCACGCATGAACTATTACAGCCACAACATCGGCGACTACGCCCAGGCCACGACGCACTTGAGCCTTGTTGAAGACGCCATCTATAGCCGCTTGCTGCGTCGCTACTACGCGGAAGAGCGACCAATTGTGGACGATATGCAGCAGGTCTGCCGGTGGGTAGGGGCTCGTTCTGAAGACGAGCGGGCAGCGGTGCCGCTGGTGTTGGGCGAGTTTTTCACGCTTGTCGATGGCTACTGGCACAACAAGCGCGCTGACGCGGAGATCGCCGCCTATCACGTCAAGGCGGAGACAGCGAAAGCGAACGGTAAGCGGGGAGGGCGGCCAAGAAAGGAAGGCGGAAACCCAGAAAAACCCAGTCGGTTTTCCGTAGGTTCCGAAATCGAACCGAACCCTAACCAAGAGGAAACCGGGTCGAAAGCTAACCAAGAAACAAGAAACAAGAAACAAGAAACAGAAGAACACCCCCCTACCCCCCGCAAGCGGGGGCAAGGATTCGACGCCTCGGCGATCGATCTGCCGGACTGGCTCGACCGCGAAGACTGGGAAAGCTGGGTTGCCGACCGGAGGGCCCGCAAGAAGCCTGTGACGGAGGAGGGCGCCAAGCGCCAACTGCAGCAGCTCGCTGACTACCTGGCCGAAGGCCATCAGCCGCGCGCCGTGATTGCCCACAGCATCGCCGGCAGCTACCAGGGGCTTTTCCCGCCGAGAGCGCAGGCGCGCGCCAGCCCGCCTACAGCGGCACAGCGGCGGGCCGCGTGGTCGTCTGAATTGCGAGATGTGCTGGCTGAGGGCCGGGAACGAAGGGAAATTGACATGGGGGTGATCGATGCAAGTAGCTAACGCTCAGACCGGTTTGGGCGCGCTCGTGGTGAACGAGATGCACCTGCTGCACGGCGCCAAGTTCGCCCAGCAGTGGGAAGGCCTGACGCCGCGCGTGCTGAAGGACTCCTGGAATCAGAAGCTGGCCGGCCTCGATGAGGCCCAGGTGCGCCGAGGGCTCGTTGCCTGCATGACCCGTGAGTGGCCGCCCACGCTGCCGGAGTTCGTCAAGTTGTGCTGCCCCTGGATGGCGCCGGAGGTGGCGTACCACGAGGCGGTGCGCGGCATGTCCGCACGCAAGCGTGGCGAGCTGGGCATCTGGTCGCACCCGGCCGTGTACTAGGCCGCGGTTGGGGTCAGCACCGTGGATCTGCTCTCCAGCACGTACGGAGCGATCAAGGCGCGATGGGAGAAGACGTTGAGCGACGAGCTGTCGAAAGGCGCGTGGCCGGACGTCCCCGAGCCGCGGCAAGCGTTGCCCGCCCCGGGTCAAACCCTGGCCACCAAGGCGGAAGCGGCCGCGGCGCTGAAGAAGATGGGAGCGGACAAGGTTCTGGAGCAGACCGGACGAAACGCGCGGCGCTGGGTCGAGAAGTGGGACGAACGCATTGCCAAGGGCGAGCAGCCCACGCCCGCCATTGCGGCAATGCTGAAGCGCGCCAAGGGCGAAGCCGCCGAGGTGATGGCATGAACCGCGCGTTTGCCTTGGGCCGCCTGAAGACAGGCCAGCTCAACAAGACCGAACAGGCCTATGCCAACTACCTGGGCCAGCTGCAGGCCGTGGGCGGAATTCTCTGGCACAAGTTCGAGGGCATGAAGTTCCGCTTGGCTGACAACACCTTCTACACGCCCGACTTCGCGGTGATGGCGCCCGATGGCCAGATCGAGCTCCACGAGGTGAAGGGCTTCTGGCAAGACGACGCGCGCGCCAAGATCAAGATCGCCGCGGACCTGTACCCGTTCAAATTCATCGCAGTGAAGGCACGCGCCAAGAAGGACGGCGGTGGCTGGTCCGTGGAGGAATTCTGATGGATGCGGAGATTACGGTCTCTATTCGCCGCATGGCATGCGGAGATTATCGCGCTGTGCGCATTGGGAGCTTTGAATGACGGCCGACCTGCAGAAGTGGGAATTCCGCGATCCGATGCTGGTCGTGATGAGCCGGCAGCAGGCAGCGCTTAAGCGCTCCTGCGAAGGTTGCGCAAGTGCGCGCACCGTCCAGACGCCCTTCGGGGACACGATGCGCCGCTGCCTGAAGGGCAAGCCCTATGGGAAGAAATGCAAACAGTACGAGGTGGCCGATGAGTAGGCTAACGGGGGATGACCTGTTGTGGAACTGGGCGCGGTGGACCTGGTCCGGCGCCACGGTGGGCAACATGGAGGCCTATGTGTCCTGGGAGGATGATCCCCGGCCGATCCTCCAAGACCACGCCCAGATGGTGGAGGCCATGCACGCCGCGCTGCCGTGGCATGAGCGCATGGTGATCATCGCCGAGTATCCGCAGAAGAATGCAATGTTCGGCGGCCTGGATCCGAAGGGCCGGCGCAAGGCCGCACGCGCGTGGATCGCCAACACGACGGGAGTGGCGATGACCGAGACGGAATACAAAATTTACCTTGGCATGTTCCGAAATGAAGTGGAGAGGAAGATTCGATGAAATACGCCACCGAGGTTCTTGACTTGCTGGGGACGTATCCCAAGCGAGACTTCAGGATGATGGAGATCGTCAATTACATCCTTGGCGACAACAAGAATCGACAGGACCGCGAGGCGGCCCGGAAAGCTGTCACGCGCGTTTTGCAGGCGATGGAGAATGGCGGCAGCCTGATTCGCATCGCGCCCATCCATGTGCGTGGCGGCTATGCGACCTATCGGCTGAAAAGCTATGCAATTCCGGACGATGCGCCCGGCGAGGATCGTATCGCCCGCGTCCTTGGCGACCTGAGTCCGCAAGCCCTTGCGAGAATTCGCGCCCATGCCAAGAGCCAGAAGCTTCCTGATCCATACCACACGTTTATGAAGCAGAAGACCCGATCCGCTGGCCGCGGCATAGGCTTCGAACTCACTTTCGCCGAATGGTGGGAGTTCTGGCAAGACCACTATCACCTGCGTGGCAGCGGCCCTAACGATCTTTGCATGGGCCGGTACGGAGACACGGGTCCGTATGCCGTCGGCAATATCTACCTGACGACAATCCGGGGCAACATGGCCGACTACGTGGGGTCGCCCAAAAAGGAAGCGGACGTTGCCAACGTGACGTCGCGGCGTCGCGCGGAATTGATTGCCCTGGCTGAAGCGGTAGCGAATCGCCCACCCCCGCAATACACATATGAGCAGTTGAAGTCCATGCTCAAGCTTGGCATCCCCTTCGAGCTGAGGGCGACGTGAGGAAAAGTGGGACACGGACATTCCGGCAAGTACCCCGCATTGTGGGATACTAGCGCCGGGCTAGTGCGCCCTGAACAAAACAGCCCCGGGCGAAAGCCGGGGCTTTTCTGCGCACGCGCTGGTCTCTTAGCCGTCTATCTGGCTGGCAGAGGATTGAATGCTCGCAACGCGGCGTTCCCACTCGTCCTGCATGACGGAGTTGGCGCGCATCACAGGGATGTCTTTCGTCACGCCATTCTTGAACTTAACCGGCACGACGGTACGCTTGTAGGTACCGCTCCGTTGGCCTTGGCCGGGAAGTCCTCGGGTCACCTCGACCTCGCCACCATCGGACCAGTAAGCCAAGCTCTCGTTATTGAATGGGCCGCCAACCCAATAGAAGTCAATTTTCTCGTTCACTCTTTATCTCCAAGAATCCAAGCACAAGGAAAGTCGCGCCGGCTAGCAAATTTGGGGATGCAACCAGACATTCCAAGTCCGTTTTTTTTAGGGCAGCTACAAGTCCTTTTCTTCGATAAAACCCATCTCAAGCTTTGCTTCTGTGGAATTAAACGCGCATTTCGTATACGGAAAGTGTTCAGGTTGTCGAACAAGAAAGGGCCCTCTCATCGCGGCGACTAATTTGTCCGTCTCAGGATCAAGGTTGTCGAGCAGGGCATACTTGTCTATCAGTGGCACAAAATTTTTCCCGCGGTCGGTAGCCCCGTTGTAGGCAATGATCATCATCTCAGGCCATGAAAGCTGCGATCGAACAATGGAAACGTAGTGCCATTTATCTTCGGTCTCAAGGGAAGCATGATCGATCCACTCGATTAGCCGATAGAGCGTTCTAAGCATTGGCCCGAGACTTGTGTGGTTCGACTTGTAAACGCTCTTAAACGCTGATAACGCCGACTGATAGCGCGTCGCCAGGATGCTGGAATTTCCGTTCAGGTGGAGATCGAAAGCTTCATCGTACGTGAACATTCTTTGGTGCAGGATACGTTCCGACGCTGGGGATTCTTGGCGAGCTCCGAGGAATGGCTGGACCAAGTCAATCAACAACCGTTGACCTTTGAGGTTTCCCAATTCAACGCTATCGACAAGCATTCGATAGCTTTGCAGCCAAGCAAAGAACGTCTGCTCAAAGCTCTGCATCATGATGGCCTTATTCTGTGCTGCCAACGCTTCCGTCGATCTTGCGGTCTCCACACGCTGCAGCTGCAATTCGTTTCGCTGCAGGGTGAGTTCTCTGCGCTGGAGTTCGATAGCCTTCAATTGGGCTCGAAGCGTGTGAATCAGCAGCACGATCGTTATGGTGCCCACAATCGGATTCAACACTCCACCGAAGAAATCGCCGAATTGCCCCCAGCTATCGGGCCCTCCCCCGGGGGCACCCTTTATCAGTCCAAAATAGATCGAATATACGGCTATTAAGGCGATACCCGCGAACACAGGCAGTCTCGCGAGCTTTAGAGGAGGCTCCTCCGTGACCGGTTGCTGTTCGTTCTCGGACATGGGTCAATTCTCGTAAGTAAAATTGTGTAACCCGCAAATATATTAAATATGGCGCTAACAGACAAACAGCGCCGCTTCGTGGATGAGTACCTCGTTGACCTCAACGCCACGCAAGCGGCGATCAGGGCGGGGTATAGCCAGAAGACTGCCTCTTCTCAAGGTGAACGCCTGTTGAGAAATGTTGAGGTCGCTGCTGCGCTTGCCAAAGCTCAGCATGATCGGTCATCCCGGGTGAAGGTAGACGCCGATTACGTCCTCGCTCGAATGGTCGAAATCGATCAAATGGACGTGCTGGACATCATGACCGACCGGATGGAGTTGAAGCCGGTTAGCGAGTGGCCCAGGGTCTGGCGTCAGTACCTATCTGGCTTTGATCTATCGGAGCTGTTCGAGGGCACGGGTGATGAGCGCGCCATGATGGGGATGCTCAAGAAGATTCGGTGGCCGGACAAGACCAAGAACCTTGAGATGCTTGGCCGACACCTCGGAATGTTCAAGGACCGAGTCGAGCATTCGGGCCCCAATGGCGGACCGATTCCCACCATGCCCACGACGATCCAATTGGTTGCACCAGGTGACGACGGCTGAAATCCAACTCCCCCCGAAGCTGATTCCGGTGTTCTCCGGGCCAGCACGGTACAGGGGGGCCAAGGGTGGACGGGGTAGTGCAAAGACGCGCAGCTTCGCGCTGATGACGGCGGTGCGGGCGTACATGTTCGCCCAGGCCGGCGTCTCTGGCGTGATCCTGTGCGGCCGGGAGTACATGAACAGCCTGGAAGACTCCTCGATGGAGGAGGTCAAGCAGGCAATCCGTTCTGTGCCGTGGCTGGATGCTTATTTCGATATCGGCGAGAAGTTCATCCGCACGCGCAACCGCCGAGTTTCGTACACCTTCACGGGCCTGCGCCACAACCTGGACAGCATCAAGTCCAAGGCGCGGGTGCTGATCGCGTGGATCGACGAGGCGGAGAACGTCAGCGAGATCGCCTACCAGAAGCTGCTGCCGACGGTCCGCGAGAACGATTCCGAGGTCTGGCTGACCTGGAACCCGGAGTTGGATGGAAGCCCGACGGACCTGCGTTTCGTCAAGAGTCCGCCGCCGAACTCCAAGCTCATCGAGCTGAACTACACAGACAACCCGTGGTTCCCGGACGTGCTGGAGCAAGAGCGCCGCAACGACAGGGAGCGCCTGGACGATCAGACGTATGCCTGGATCTGGGACGGCGCGTACCGCGAGAACAGCGAGGCGCAGATCCTGGCCGGCAAGTATCGGGTCGCCGAGTTCGACCCGGTCGCTGGTTGGGATGGTCCGTACTTCGGTCTGGACTGGGGCTTCAGCCAAGACCCGACGGCCGGCGTCAAGCTGTGGGTGCATGACCACCGGCTGTGGGTGGAGTACGAAGCCGGCAAGATCGGGCTGGAGAATGACGACATCGCGGCATTCATGATCGCCCGCCTGCCTGGCATTGAGCAGCACGTGACCCGTGCGGACTCGGCCAGGCCGGAGACGATCAGCCACGTCAAGAGCAAGGGCAGGGATGGCCAGCGCGCCAGCCTGCCGCGGCTGCAAGGCGTGGAGAAGTGGAAGGGCAGTGTGGAAGATGGCATTGCCCACCTGCGCTCGTACAAGGAAATCGTCATCCACCCGCGTTGTGTGCAGACCCTGCGCGAGGCGAGGCTGTACAGCTACAAGGTGGACCGCCTGACGGGCGATGTACTGACAGACATCGTGGACGCCAACAACCATTACATGGACGCGACGCGGTATGCGTTGCAGCCCATGATCAAGCGCAAGCGCGGATTCTTCGGATGAAATACCTTCGCAACCTGTTCCGACGGAGCCAAGAGCCCTTGCCGGCGCCCAAGCGGCGCGGCCTGTTCTCCACGCATCCCCTGGGCGACAAGGTGCAGGCTCGTTTCGAGATGCCGACCTTCGAGCAGCCCACCGGCGCACCCACGGTGGCGTCCGACAACGGCTACATCGGCGAGCGTCCGACGCCCAAGACCGCCAGCTTCACGCCAGTCAACGAGGCGCAGCTCGGCTTCTACGCGGCGGGCAGCATCTTCATCGGCTACCAGGCCTGCGCGATGCTGGCCACGAACTGGCTGATCGACAAGGCGTGCAACATGCCCGCGCGCGACGCTGTGCGCAATGGCTACCTGCTGACGTGCGGCTCGGACGAGACCTCGTCCCGCTTGATGGCCAGCGACAAGAAGTACGCGGTCAAGCGCCACCTGCGCGAGCTGGTGCACTTCGGGCGCGTGTACGGCGGGCGGATTGTGCTGTTCGATGTTGAGGCGGCCAACCCCGAGGAGTATTACAAGGCGCCGTTCAATCTAGACGGGGTCCAGCTGGGCACGTACCGGGGAATGTCCCAGATCGATCCGAACTGGGTGACGCCGGTGCTGACCGAGGACAACCTGAACGACCCGGCTAGCCAAAGCTACTACGAGCCGACGTTCTGGAAGATCAGGGACAGGGTCTATCACAAGTCCCATCTGCGCATCTTCGTGCCGTACCCGGTGCCGGACTACCTGAAGCCGCATTACCGCTACCTGGGCGTGAGCGTGCCGCAGCGCATGATGGAGCGAGCCTACGCGGCCGAGCGCAGCGCCAACGAAGGCCCGCAGCTGCTGATGACCAAGCGGCTGACGTCGCTGAACGTGGGCGATGCGGCCCTGGCCAACCGCGAGGAGCTGGAGAAGAACCTGGCGGAGTGGGTCGCTTACCGGGACAACTACGGCGTGCGCGTCGGCGGCGCCGAGGAGACCATCCAGCAGTTCGACACCGCGCTGGGGGACGTGGACACGGTCATCATGACTCAGTTCCAGCTCTCGGCCTCTGTAGCGGGCGTGCCCGCGACGAAGTTGCTCGGCACGCAGCCCAAGGGCTTCAACGCATCGGGCGACTACGAGGAATCGACGTACCGGGAAGACCTGGAGAGCATCCAGTCCAACGACATGACGCCTTTGCTGGAGACGCACTACCGGTTGCTGGCCAAGTCCGAAGGGATGGCGCTGCCGGCCGCCATCGCCATCCAGTGGATGCCGGTGGACAGCCCGACCGCCAAAGAATGGGCCGAGATCGACAAGATCAAGGCCGACCGGGACAAGGCGCTGTTCGATACCGGCGCCATCGACGGGGAAGACATCCGCAACCGCCTGCGCGAAGACCGCGAGGGCGATTACCACAACCTTGAAGACGCCGAGTTCGTAGATGCCGAAGAAAATGGTCACGAAGCGGCGCCAGGCGTGGGGGCAGCAGCAACAGGCCAGCCAGTTCAAGGGCTCGGCGCTGGCGTATCCGGTCGCAGTTGAGGGCCGGTACCGCGCCAGCATGGAGTCGCTGATTGACGGCATGCTGGCGGACTACGACGCGGCGCTGCGCCGGCTCTACCGCGGCAATCCCGAGGTCACGCAGGACGAGAGCGTGACCACCCAGGCGCGCCGCATCCTCGCCGAGCTGGGCCGCAAGTGGAGCAAGGCCTTTGCCGAGAAGGCGGGCCCGCTCGCGAACCGCACAATCGGTCAAGTGGACCGGTTCTCCAAGCAGAACCTGGGCGCGTCATTGCGGGACATGTCCGGCGGCCTGACCATCAAGACGTCCCAGATGCCGGCCGGCCTGTACGACAAGGTCCTGGCCAGTACGGCGGAGAACGTCGGGCTGATCAAGAGCATCCCGGCGCAGTTCCAGGACCGGATCCAGGGCATCGTCATGCGGTCGATCCAGTCGGGCGGCCAAGGCAGCGGGCAGATCTTCGACGAGATCAAGAATCTCAATCAGGTCACCCGCAGCCGCGCGAAGCTGATTGCTGTCGACCAGACGCGCAAGATCACGTCCGCCATGAACGAGGAGCGGATGAAGGCCGCCGGCGTCAAGCAGTTCGAATGGATCCACAGCGGCGGCGGTGCCGAACCGCGATCGCTCCACGTCCAGTACGACGGGCAGACGTTCAGCATGGACAACCCGCCCATCATCGACAAGCGGACCGGGCAGCGCGGCTTCCCAGGCGAGCTGATCAACTGCCGGTGCCGCATGCGCCCGGTCATCGACTTTACCGAGTACCTCGATGAGCAAGCGACAAACTGACGTCAACGGCTACCTGCTGGTGCGCGACAACCCGATCACGAAGGTGGGGGTGTTCTCGTACCTGGGTAGCGAGATCGGCGCGCCTGATGCGGACCGTGTCTACCGGGTGTATCGGCCACAGGAAGAGCTGGAGAACCCGGAAACGATCGCCTCGGCCAACCTGGTGCCGTGGATCGACGAACACGAGTTCCTCGGGGTGGACGGGACTCCCGCCGAGAAGAAGGGTGTCCAGGGCACCACGGGCGAGTCGGCGCGATTCGAGTATCCGTATCTGCGCAACAGCATCCGGGCTTACTCGGACTTCATGAAGAACCTGATCGACCGCGGCAAGGTGGAGCTGTCGCCCAGCTACCGCTGTCGATACGAATTCAGCGAAGGCGTGTTCGATGGCCAGCAGTACGACGCCATCCAGCGCGACATTCGATTCAATCATCTGGCATCCGTGAAAGAGGGCAGGACGGGGCCGGACGTGGCTGTACAGGACTGCCTCACCATCACATACGACTCAGCGGAGTTCATCAATATGGAAATCACCCCCGAAATGGAACAAGCATTCCGGGCGTTGATCGAGAAAATCTTGGCGGAAAAAGCTGCCGCTGTCTCGGACAACGACCCCAACAAGCAGCCCGGCGCCGACGCTGACCCTCCGGCGGCTCCGGCAGCACCGGCCGCCGTGACGCCGGAAGCGAAGGCCGCCGTCGAGGAAACCGCCGCGGCCGCCGAGCAGGCGACCAGTGCGGTCGAATCCGCCACGGCTGCCATCGAAGAAGTGACGGCCGCGCTCGAGGAAGTGCAGGCCGCCGCCGAAGAAGTGAAGGCCGCGCCGACTGCCGACAGCCGCAAGGCCCTGGACGCCGCCCTGGCCAAGCTGGGCGCCGCCAAGAACAAGATCGCCGCGCGCGCCGCGGACGCCCAGGTCTTGGGCATGATCGGCACGCTGCAGACCCAGGTGAAGGCCAATGACGCCGCCGCGGTGATCAAGCAGATCGCCGACCGCGACGCGCTGGTCAAGCGCGTGACGCCGTTCATCGGCGCCTTCGACAGCGCGCTGCTGGTGTCGGCGGACCACGTCGCCAAGTACGCCGTCAAGAAGCTGGGATTGAAGGCACAGGACGGCGCCGAGCTCGCGGTGCTGCAAGGCTACCTGCAGGCCGCCAAATCCGACGCCGACAAGATCGTCAGCGATTCCAAAACCGTGCGCGCCGAAGACACGGCCGCCAAAGTCTGGGGCGAAAAGAAATGATCCCGAACACCGCACGAACCTACCTGCTGTCCGGCATCCCGGGCAACATCAGCCATGACGGCCCGACCCGCGCCGCCTCGGCCGTGATCGACTCGGCCACCGAGGCGAACAACGTCTTCGGTCGCGCCTTCACGTACGTCGCCGGCCAGCCCTCGGGCCGCGGCACGTTCGAACAGGTGCAGGCCGGCGGCGACGGCGCTTTCGCCGGCATCCTGATCAACCCCAAGGCGTACGCGATCGATGTCGCCTACGCGCGCAACGCCACGGTCGGCGAGTTCCTGACCATGGGCGAGGTCTACGTCCAGCTGGGCAACGACGGCAACATCGGCGATCCGGTGTCGTTCGACCCGGCCACCGGCATCATCTCGGCCGGCGAAACCGGAACCGTCATCCCCGGCGCGCACATCGCCCGCCACGAACCCAGCGCCGAGACCCCGCGTCTGGCGGTGATCGCCCTCAATGGCTTGGTGGTGCTGCCCACCTCGGCCGGCGCCTGATCGGAAAGGAACCAGAAATCATGGCAAAAACTCAATCCAAGGTGCACATGCACATGAGCGGCCGCCTGGCCCTCTCGCGCGGCGCCGTCAAGCTTGGCAGCGATGCCAAGATCGGCTTCGAAGACCTGGAGAACCTGGGCGTCGGCCTGCGCGCGATGGACTCGGCCCTGACCGGCCCGGCCGTCACGAATGGCGCGATGCTGTCGCACATGCTCCAGACCTGGCTGCCCGGCACGCTGCGCGTCGTCACGCAGGTGCGCAACATCGACGAGATCGCGGGCATCACCACGGTCGGTCGCTGGGAAGACGAGCTGATCAGCCTGCGCGTCGCTGAGCCGGCCGCCAAGGCCGAGCTGTACGGCGACACCACCAACATCCCGCTGGCCGACTACCGCCAGTCCATCGAATCGCGCGGCATCGTGCGTTTCGAACAGGGCTTCCAGGTGGGCAAGCTGGAAGACGCCCGCCAGGCCGCCATCGGCTACCAGGCGGCGGACGAAAAGCGCCGCGCGGCCACCGAGTCGCTGGACATCAGCCGCAACCAGGTGGGCTTCTACGGCTTCAACCAGCCCGACACGAACGTGTACGGCCTGCTGAACGATCCCAGCCTGCCGGCCTTCGTCTCGGCCACTACGCCTTGGCTGACCGCGAACTTCGACCAGCTGGTCGCCGAGTTCACCGGCATGTACAACCAGCTCGAAACCCAGATGGGCGGCGAGCTCAAGGACACCGCCCGCCTGGTGCTGGTCCTGCCCACCGGCTATCGCTCTATCTTCAGCGTGTACAGCCCGGCGGCCTCGGGCATGACGTTCCGCCAATGGCTGAACGAGAACTTCCCGAACGTGCGCTTGGTGACGACGGCCGAATTCAAGGACGCCAACGGCGGCCTGGATGTGGCCTATCTGTTCGTCGAAAACGCCGCGGATCAGGACGAGTCGGACATCACCGGCGCCAGCCTGATCCAGGCCGTGCCGGTGCGCTACCAGGTGCTGGGCAGCGAGAACCGCATCAAGGGCTACATCGAAGACGCCATCAACGCCACGGCGGGCATCTTCGTGCTGCGCCCCTGGGCGTTCGCCCGCCGGACCATCAGCGCGTCCTGATCGTCGCGCACTGAACAGAGGGCCGGGGAAACCCGGCCTTTGTCATTTCTGGAGTCGAAATGTCTCGCATCTATATCTACAGCACGCTCAGCAACGACCAGCGCTACCAGCTCAAGAACGGCAAATCGGTCCTGGTCACGGGCAAGGCCAACGTGGCCAACAAGCAACTGGTGACGCCCAAGGGCATGGTCACCGCCGTCTCGGAAGACGAGTTCAACCTGCTGCAGGAGAACATCGTGTTCAAGGCGCATTCGAAGAACGGCTTCGTGTCGGCCAGCCACGACAAGCAGGACGCGGAAACCTTCGCTGCGCGCAACCTGGCTCCCGCGGACAAGGCGGCCCAGGACACGCCGGAAACGGCTCGTCGCCGCAACGCCGGCGGCGCCAAGGTCAAAGACGCCGAGGCCTGACATGGACTTCCCGCTGGCGAAGTTCCGGACCTTGTTTCCTATGTTCAGCGCCGTCCCGGATGACGTGGTGCTGGTCGTGGCGGAATGGGCGCAGTGCTACACCAGCGGGCGCGGCTGTCAGTGCAACGAGCAGCTGTGGATGCTGATCACCGCGCACCTGCTGCAACTGAGGCTGAATGCCGAGTCAGGCAATGGCGGCGCGCCCGGCGCGCTGGCCTCGGCAACCATCGACAAGGTGAGCGTGTCCTTCCAGGCGCCGCCCGCGACCGATTCCTGGTCGCACTGGCTGAACCTGACGCCCCACGGCCAGCAGTTCATGGCGCTGTCCAAGAGCTGCGTGGCTGGCGGGGTTTACGTGGGTGGCCTGCCCGAGCGCGCGGCGTTTCGCAACGTGGGTGGCCTGTCCATCCGGGGGGGAAGGTTCCGATGAAGGTGGTGCGCAAGGGCGGCACGGAGAAGCTGCAGGCGACGTTGAAGAACGTCGGCGGCAAGCAGATCCGGGTCGGCTTCTTCCCCGAGGCCACGTACCCGGACGGCACGCCCGTCGCGTACGTGGCAGCCATCCAGGAATACGGCTATCCCCAGGGAAATATCCCGGCCCGGCCGTTCATGCGCCCCACCGCCGAACAGAAGAAGGCGGAATGGGGTCGGCAGATCGCCGGGGCGGTGCGCGGAGCCATCGACGGCAAGGTCGACATTGGCCAGGCCTTCGAGGCGCTGGGCGCGCGGTCGGCCGGCGATATCGCGCGGACGATTTCGCTGCTGACGACGCCGCCCTTGAAGCAGACGACGCTGGAAGCCCGGCAGGCCCGGAAGAAGACGCCCGGGGTATCGAAGAAGCCCCTGGTGGATACCGGGCAGATGATCCAGTCCGTCACCCATGTCGTGGAGGATAAATCGTGATTCCAGGAATCAACGTGCTGGGCTTGGCCGCCGGCGTGATCGCGCAACAGGCGCCAGTCTGGTTCAAGTTCAAGGCGCGCATCGAGAACGCGCGGGGGCAGTGGGTCAACGAGTACGAGCCACCCCAGCCTATCCAGGGTTCCTGGCAGCCGGTCGGCGAGTCTACGATCCGCGACCTAGGCCTGGACACCGCCAAGCGCTATTTCAACCTGTACACGTCCCACCCGGTGGAGAACGTGCAGCGCGGCGTGGCGCCGGACCAACTGGTCTACGGCGGACGCCGGCACGACGTTGTGGGCGGTGCCGACTGGTACACCCAGGACGGCTGGCGCGGCATCCTGTGCGTTGACGTGGGGCCAGCATGAAGCAGAAGCAACTCGAGGCCACTATCCGCGGCGCGCTGCTGGCGCTGCTGGCCGAGCAGGGGATTGACCTCCCTGTGCTGGCGGCCTTCCAGCCGACGAAGCAGGGCCGCGTTGACGACGGCATCTATTTCTTCCCAGTAGACCGGGGCAAGCGTGGCTGGCAGTCGCGTAAGTACCGAGATGACGGCGCCGCGCTGACGGCTACGGAATCGCAAATCAATGAGTCGATGTACCAGTTCCAGGCGTTCGTCGAGGACGACCTGAACGCACCGGAGCAGCTGCTGGCTTCAGATGTCCTGTCCGTTGTCCGCGGGTTGCTGCAGTCCATGCGTTTCACGCAGGCCATGACGGCAGCTGGCATCGGCGTGCAGCGCGCGACGGACATCGTGACGCCGGCATTCGTGAACGACCGGGACAACTTCGACTTCAACCCGAACTTCACCGTCATCTTCACCCACAACCGCAACATCACCCAGGCCACGGCACACATCCAACAGGTTGTTCCGGGCATCCATCGCATTTGAGGAAAAAGACATGTCCATCAAGATGACTCGCTACGTCCGGATCATCAGTGCGGTGATCGGCGCCAATGCCGTCGCCCAGCAGCAACTGACCGGCCGGCGCTTCACCACTGACCCGCGCGTGCCTGTCGGCCAGATCGTCTCGGTGCGCCCGGGCGGCGCCGACGACTACTTCGGCTCGGACTCGCCCGAAGCGGCGTTCGCGCGCCAGTACTTCTCGTACGTCAGCCCGGCGCCCGCCTCGCAGGCTCCCGAGCTTCAGTTCGCCGCTTACCCTGACGTCGCACGACCTGGCCGTGTGTACGGCTACCGGATCTCGGCCAGCCTGGCGGACTTCCAAGCCGTCACGGCTGGCGCGATGAACATCAAGGTCGGCGAGTTCTCCTACGCGCTCACCGGCGTGAATCTGTCGGCGGCGACCAGTCTGACCAACGTGGCCCAGCTTGTGACGACTGCGATCGCCACCGCGGCCACCGCGCAGACCGGCACCGCCGCGACCGTCACCTATGACGCTATCGCCGGTTCTTTCACGGTCGAGTCTGCCGCCACGGGCCCGGGCGCAATCGTGGTGTCGCCGGCCACCGGCAGCGATATCGGCGCGATGCTGGCGCTGCAGGGTGCCCAGGCGATCAGTTCCCCCGGATCGGTCGCCCTGACGCCTCTGGAAGCCTTCCGCGCGGCGGAGAACGTGACCGACTCGTTCGGCTCGGCTTCGTTCGGTGCTGCCGTGGACCTGGAAGACGCGATCCCCCTGGCGGAGTACGTGTCCGGCGAGAACGTGAAGTATCAGATGTTCTGGTCGGTGGATTCGGTGACGGCTGACGCCTGGAATGCGGCCATGATCGGCACCGCATCCAACGGCCTGATCCTGAACGGCACGGCCGGCGAATACAAGGAAGCCCTGCCGATGGCGGTGATGGCGGCCACGGACTACGACCGGACCAACGCCACCATCAACTACATGTTCCGGCAGTCCGGCGTGACGCTCACGTCCGACGTGACTGACGACCAGATGGCCGACTTCTACGACGCCCGCCGGGTCAACTACTACGGCCAGACGGCCAGCGCCGGACAGAAAATATCGTTCTTCCAGCGCGGCTACCTGATGGGCGGCGCGACGGCGCCCCTGGACATGTCGGTGCATGCCAACGAGCAATGGCTCAAGGCGTACATGACGGCCCAGCTCATGAGCCTGCTGCTCACCACGAATAAGATCCCGGCCAACAACGACGGCCGCGGCATGGTCATGGCGATCATCCAGGGCGGGGTCAACAAGGCGCTGAACAACGGCACGATCCTCATCGGCAAGACGCTGACGGAACTGCAGAAGGTTGCGGTCACCCAGCTGACCAACGATCCGCTGGCATGGCACGACGTGCAGGACAACGGCTACTGGTACGACGTCAGCATTGAGCAGGAGACGGGCGAGTCGGGCGTGACTGAGTACACGGCCAAGTACACGCTGGCCTATTCGAAGGGCGACATGGTCCGCAAGGTCGAAGGCTCGCACAACCTGGTCTGACCGGGCAAGACAACATTTCAGGCGGCCTTCGGGCCGTCCTTCTTTTGAGGATCAGACATGTACGATACTTCCGCTATCGGCGTAGCCGTGCGCTGCGTGGCCAGCGAGTCTTTCCCGTCCGGGTTCACCGTCACGGCTTTTGCCGACGACGCGGACCCGTTCGACCTCCCGGCAATCGATATCGCCACGCCGGCCATGAACGTGAACGGCGATCTCGTGGTCTTCAGCGCCCCGACGCCGATCACCATCACGCTGAACGTCATCCCGGGCAGCGAAGAGGACAACAACCTCACCGTGATTTTCGAAGCAAACCGCGCCGCCAAGAATAAGCGGCACGCGCGCGACGTGATCACCCTGGTGGCCACCTATCCGGACGGCGCCAGCCTGACGCTGAGCGAAGGCAAGATGACCAACGGCATGCCCGGCAACTCGCCGGCGTCCGCAGGCCGCATCAAGTCGAAGTCCTACACCTTCGCCTTCCAGAACCTCTCCCGCACCCGCGCGTAAGGGCCCACCATGGCAGACCTGATCAAACCCCGCGTCGTCATGGTCAAAAACCGTGACGGCGTGGAGAAGGCATTCACCATTTCCCGCCTGCCGGCCACGGTGGCTCGGGAGGTGATCGCCAAGTACCCGCTTTCGAACATCCCCAAGCTGGGCGACTACCAGACCTCGGAAGAGGTCATGAAAAAGCTCATGGCCTATGTGGCAGTGGATCTTGACGGACGCGAGCAGCGGCTGCACACCGCGGCGCTGATCGACAACCACGTCGACGACGGGATTCAGCTCATGAAGCTGGAGATCGAAATGATCGAGGAGAACACCGGTTTTTTCGGACTCGGCGGGCAGCGCGGTTTCCTCGATTGCCTGCTGGAAAAGTGTCTCCACTCGATTATGCCAACGCTGATCCCTTTATTGGGTCAATTGTCAGCTCAGGACTCGCCCGACTCGTCGAGCTCAAAACCGTAATTGACCTGGAAGAGGCGATGGACCTTTGGGAAATCGCCACCACCAACAAGGTCAACGAGATCCGCGCGATGGAAGCGGAAAAGAGGAAGTGACATGGCCTTGCTGGACGCCCTGACGTACATCATCGACGCCGACAACTCCAAGCTGAACAAGGAGATCGACAAGTCGGAGAAGAAGACCGACGAGTTCGGAAAGTCGATGCTGACCGCCGAGGGTCGCGCCGGCCTGATGGAGGAGAAGATCAAGGGTGCCTTCACCCGGATCGGCGCCGCCATCCTGGCCACAGTCGCCGCGTCGAAGGCCCTGGAGACGTTCAACAATCACGTCCAGACGGTCGAGCAGATCCGCAACACCAGCGACGCGCTAGGCGTGGCGATCGAGGACGTGGATGCGTTCGGCAAAGCCATCGAGCGGATGGGCGGCGATGCCCAGGGCGCGCGCGACTCCCTGACGGACATGGCCGAGTCCATCGGCGAGGCGCTGCAGGACGTGGAGTCCGGCCGCGCCAAGACGTTCAAGGCGCTGGGCATCAGCCTCAAAGACGTCAACGGCAACGCTAAGAACGCGGTGCAAGGCATGGTCGAGCTGGCCGGTGCCGTTGAAGGGATGGGCCGCGAGCAGGCCGTCTTTCGCATCAAGGAGCTGGGCATCACCGACAACCGTTCGGTCGAGCTGCTGCTCAAGGGGCGCCAGGAAGTCGAGCGCATGCTGCGCGTCCAGAAAGAGCAAGGCGTCGTCACCAAGGAGTCCGCCGAGCGTGTTCGCGTTTACTCGGAAGGCCTGGCCAAGCTGAAGCAAAGCGCCGGCGTAGCGACGAGCGGCATCGTGGACTGGATCCTGCCGGCGGTCACATGGTTCATTCAGAAGCTGGATGCGGTGGTGTCCTGGATGAACCGCCACGACACCTTCGTGAAGGGCTTCTTCATCGGCCTGGCGACGATTCTGACGGCGATGTTCCTGCCGGCTGTGATCTCTGCCACTGCGGCGGTGTGGGCGCTGATCGCCCCGTTCCTGGCGGTGGCAGCGCCGATCGCGGCGGTCGTGGCGCTCTTCGCGCTGCTGTACGACGATGTGATGAACTTCCTGGACGGGAACGATTCGCTCATCGGGCAGATCTCGGAGAAATATCCGATCGTCGGTCAAACGGTCAAGGCGATGGCCGAGGCGGTGAAGGCCGCCTTCGAATGGGTCAAGGCCGCGCTGGCTGGCGCGTACCAGTCCGTCACGGCCTTCGCCTCGGGCGCCGTCAATGCTTTTGCCGCGATGGGAAAGTCCATCGGCGCCATCTTCCAGGGAGTTGTGGGCGTGGTGAAAAGCGCCTGGGCCTACATCAGCGGCGTGTTCGACAGCGTCTCGTCCGTCATTTCCAGGATTGGCAAGTGGCTCGGATTTGGGAGCGGCGACGACGTCCAGGTGACCGCGACCACCGTGTCCAAGGGGGTAACGGAAGCCGAGGCCAAGGCGGCGGAGAACATGAAGGCGGCGCAGGCCTCGCTGGACGCAGCCGCGGATAACCCAATCCGGGCCGAGCCTCAGACGGCGGAGACCGTCAGGGCGGCGAAGGACTCGCTGACGCAAGCCGCGGCGAACCCGGTCAATTCCGTCACCTCGAACGCCATCTCGAACTCGAGCAACAGCCACACTGAGACAAACGTCCAGGTCGGACAGGTCAACGTGCAGACGCAGGCAACCGACGCGCAGGGCATCAGTCAGTCGATCGGCGGCGGACTGAAGGACGAACTCAGGAATCTGCAGTCTGATTCTGCCAGTGGAGTGAAACGGTAATGCAGCTATCAGACAGCCTTTCGACCTCCACCCAGCAGCAGGTGACGATTCTCGATGCTGAGAGCTTCGAAACGCTCTTTGCGTCGGCGCACCCCATGCGGGTTTCGGTGATGGAGGCGAAGCGGGCCACCAAGTTTGCGGTCGAGGACGGCACCGAACGGTCGGATCACGTTGTTCGCGAGCTGACTGAGATTCAGATCGACTTCCTGCTGGCTGACGACACGCGCAACCAGTTCGAGTCGCTGCGGCAATCGTTCGACCAGAACAAGCTGCTGACGGTTCAGACGAAGGTCAGGACCTACGAAAGCATGCTGATCGTGTCGATGCCGCACGACGAGACGGCCGAGCTGGGCATGGCCGTCAACGTCCCGATTCGGATGCAGGAATGGATCCAGGTGAAGCCGGAGTTCGGCGAGTTGCCGCCGGCGAAAGTGGAGAACAAGAGCCAGTCCAGTACCGTGAAGCGGGGCCAACAGACTACACAGGAATCCAAGCGGCAGGGCAGTGTCCTGAGCGAGGTGTTTAAGTGAGAGACATTGCTCTACTGACGGTCCCCAACCAGTCCTTCTCCATCACGATCGCCGGCGTGCTGTGGGAGCTGTCCATCAAGGTCGCGCGCGGCATGATGCTGGCTGACGTGCGCCGAGATGGCGTCGACCTGGTCCTTGGCCAGAGGATCGTCGCTGAATTCCCCATCCTGCCGTACCGCTACCTGAGCCATCAGGGCAACTTCGCCATCCTCACCCGAGACGGCGAACTTCCGTGGTGGGAGGAGTTCGGGCGGTCTCAGTCGCTGGTCTACCTGGACCCGGCGGAGGTCGGAATCGATGATTGATCTACGCGCGATCCGGATCGGTATCGAGGTATCCGGCCGGATGAACTACTACAGCGCTGCGGATGGAATGCGGATCAAGGCCAGCGGCACGAAGTTCGCCAATGCGACGCAGAACGAGTGCAGCGTGACGATCTCGAATCTGCGCCGCGAGACGCGCGACTTCCTGCTGACGGAAACGAGCCCGTTCAATAAGAACCGGACGCCGAAGCGGCTGGTCGTTGAGGTGGGGCGCATCTCCACCGGGCTTTTCAAGGTCTACACGGGCGACATCATCAGCGCGGAACCGAGCAGCCCGCCGGACGTGGACATTATCTTGAAGTCCAAGACGGGCAATTCGGCGAACGGGACGGTCGTCTCCAAGAGCGCCCAGGCGGCTTCGAAGCTGTCGGCCATCGCCGCCGCGGTGGCCACGGATATTGGCGCCACGTTGGAATTCCAAGCGCTGGACAAGCTGATCGCGAACTACACCTACACCGGCGGCGCGCTGGGGCAGGTGAACCGCCTGGCCGAGGCCGGCGGGGTCCGGGCTTTCGTGGACGACACCAGGCTGATCGTGCAGGACTTCGACAAGGCCGTGCGCGGCCGCGTCAAGATCCTGAACATGAACAGCGGCATGGTGGGCATCCCGAAGGCCACAGAGAAGGGCGTTGAGGTGACCTACCTGATCGACGGCGAGTCCGTCTTGGGCGGCACGCTGCGCCTGGAGAGCAAGTTCAACCGGTCGCTGAACGGCGACTACAAGATCGACCAACTGAAGTTCGACGTGGCAAGCCACGAAGACCCCTTTTTCTACCAAGCCACATGCAGCCGACTGTAGCCCCCGATATCGACGGTGCCGACGATGGAAGCATGTCGGGCGTCCTGAAATCCTGGCTCCGCGCGTTCATCCGCGAGAACTTGGACGACATGCTGCCGGCCCAGGTTGTGTCCTATGACGACGCCTCGAACCGGGCTGTAGTCAAGCCGCTGATCATGGTCGGCACGACGGACGGGCAGAAGATCTCCCGCGGCAGCATCCCGAACGTCCCGGTGTTCCGGTTTGGAGGCGGGGGGTTCTTCATGCGGTTCCCGATCAAGCCGGGCGACTTCGGGTGGCTGAAGGCGAACGACCGCGACGTGTCCCTAATGTTCCAGCGCGGCGGCCGGGAGGACTGGCCGAACACGGAGCGGCTGCATTCGTTCTCGGATGCGATGTTCTTTCCCGACACGATCAAGGATTGGGCGATCGACGGCGAAAACGCCGACGCCCTCGTCCTGCAATCCCTGGACGGCGCGGTCTGCATCTCGTTGCACGCTGGCGAGGTGCGGATCAAGGCGCCCAAAGCTAAGGTGGAGATTCCCGAGACGGAATGGATCGGGGATATTGAGTTCAAGGGCAACGTCGCCACCAGTGGCGGGAACGTGGCGATGGCCGGCGGCACGCTGACCCACAACGGCAAGAACATCGGAAGCACTCACAACCACAGTGGGGTGCAGCCTGGCAGCGGCAACTCGGGAGGCCCCAATTGATCTCGTTTCAGACAGACGACGACAACGACTTCGTGATGCTGCCCAACGGCAACCTGGCCATGGTGAACGATCGCGCGGCCGTTGCGCAGGAAGCCAAACACTTTGCTGCCACAGCGCGCGCGGAGATGATCCACGCCTACGACGAGGGCATCCCGTTCCTGCGCGAGGCGTTCAGCAAACAGCCGAACCTGGCGCAGTTCGAAGCGTCTTTGCGCCGGCGCTTGCTGGATACCCCGGACGTCACCGGCATCGTGAGCCTAGACACGCAGATCGAGGGCGAGACGCTGAAATACTTGGCGACGCTCCAAACCACATACGGCACGGTAACGATCAATGGCTGATTACAGTTTCATCGCAAATCGCGGCGTCATCGTCGCGGACACGGCCACGACGCGCGCGCAGGTAGAGGCCGAGTTCCGCGCCGTGTTCGGCGACGACATGCCCACCGACCCGGCAACGCCGCAAGGCATGCTGATCACCCGCATCACTGAAGAGCGCGACGCAATCGCGCGGAACAACGCCGAGCTGGCCAACCAGATCAACCCGGCGCTCGCCGGCGGCGTGTTCCTCGACTCGCTCATGGCGCTGACCGGCGGCCGGCGTCGCAGCAGCGTCCGATCGCTGATCGTGGGGGCCATCTTGGGCGGTGTCCCTGGCACCAATGTGCCCGCCGGCTCGATCGCGGAGACTGCTCTGGGCGAGCAGTTCGAACTCGTGACGACGGTCGTGCTGAATTCGGCCGGCGCTGCTACGGGCAATCTGCGGGCGCTGCAAGACGGCGAAATTGTCGTGCCGCCGGGCGGCCTGGATACGGTGGCCTCCAGCGTCCTGGGGTGGGAGACGATCACCAACCCGGCCGCGGCGATCCCTGGCCAGGTGCAAGAGAACGACGTCCTCTTGCGCCGACGGCGCGCGCAGACCCTGGCGCTGCAGACGACGTCGATCAACGAGGCGATCGTGTCACGGCTGTATGAAATTGAGGCCGTTCGCTCCTGCTATTACCTGGAGAATTACGCCGACGTCGACCAGGTGATCGACGGCATCCCTATGCGCAAGCACAGCATCTGGGCGTGCGTTGAGGGCGGCGCCGATCGGGAAGTCGCCCAGGCGCTCTTCGAGACCAAGACCGTCGGCGGCGGATACAACGGCGCGGTGGTTGTCCAAGTCCCGGACCCGGTGAACGGCCGGCTGTACGAAGTGAAGTTCGACCGGCCGGAGGAGATTGCTCTCCTCATCCGCGTCACGGTCAAGGCGAGTTCGTTGGACGTCCAGCAGCTCGTCCCGGACCTGATCATGAACTACGTCAATGGGGACATCGAGGGAGACGTCAGTTTTGTGGTGGGCAGCGACGTGTCAACGTTCGAGCTCGCCAGCGCCGTCAACCAGCAAGAGCCGACGATCTTCGTCAAGAAGGTCGAGCTGTCGGTCGTCGGCTCGGGCATCTGGTCGGCGGACACGATGGAAATTGCGCCCAATCAGATCGCGCGCACGCAGCGCAGCTCCATCCAGGTGGTGATCACATGAGCGGCACGCAGCAATTCGACTTCTCGGTCGATCTGATGCGTTCAATCCTATGGCAGTACGAAGGCGCGCCGCGCGCCGTCGCGCTGGCGCGGAACGATCAGGCCTGGATCGACGGACACCACTCGGCGTTCTGGCGCAACTGGCACCGGGACGTCTTCGACCTGGACACGGCCAACGAATTCGGGCTTTCGGTCTGGGCGCGCATCCTCGGCGTGTCGCTGGAGATCGGCGCGCCGCGGCGCGTGGAAGGCGTGTTCGGATTTGGGGTCAACAACGCCAACTTCGAGAACGGGAACTTCGGCCGCGCCGCTGACGGCCAGGTAAGGCTGGACATCGAGTCGGCGCGCAAGCTGCTGAAGCTGCGCTGGTTCCAGCTGACCATGCGACCGACCGCGCCCAACATCAACCGCGCGCTCGAAAGCGTCTTCGGGGCGGGGAAGGCCTCCGTGTTCGACAACTATGACATGACGACCGTCACGTTCATGTTCTCGAGCACGCCCGATTACAGGCTGCGGCGCCTGCTGGAAAAGACAGACATTCTCCCCCGGCCCTCTACGGTCGGGATCAAGTGGGCGGTGCAGGTTCGGCCCTCTTGGGGCTTCGGCCCGAACCACCTCAATTTCGAAAACGGAAACTTCGGAGCGTAAATGGCTACCAGGATCTACAAGACGCCGTTCGCGGCGACGGGCGACAAAGAGGCATTGGCCACTGCGGACCAACCCGATGGCAAGGTGTCGCTGCAGGCCGGCTGGACGCCCGATTACGAACTGCCCAACGACAACCCCAACTACCGCCCGGTCGGCCGCGCGGAAATGAACGGTGTCATCAGCGAAATCACGGAAGGGCTAGGCGAAATGCAGTTGCGCGGCTTTGCCCTGTGGCAAGCGATTGACGGCGGTTGGCCGGCGGGCGCCCAGGTGATGATCGGAGAAGTTGCTTATCGCTCGGACATCAATAACAACCTGACGACTCCGGGTGAGGTCGGAGCCAACTGGACGCGCCTGGCCGCTGGAATTGCAACCTCAGCGGAAGTAGGCGCTGCGGAGAACGACACGAGAACCGTCACTCCGCTCAAACTTGGCCAGTTCTTTTCGTCGAGAATCGTTCAAGCAACTGAAGCGTTGCTGGGCATTGCGAAGGTTGCCACACAAGCGCAAACCAATGCAGGCACCGACGACGCCACCATCGTGACGCCCAAGAAGCTGCGCGACGTGTTTAAGGGAAGCAATCAACTTCTGTCCTCAACTGCCGGTTTTCAGAAGTTCCCCGGCGGTTTGATTTTGCAGTGGGGGAATGCGTCAGCGGTCGGAGGCACTGTGACGGTGACCTTTCCGTTCGCCTTCCCCAATACAAACTTCACCGGACTGACTACTCCAGACTCACCTGGGTTGTGTTCTGCGTATAGGTCCGTCAGCCTTTCTCAATGCACGTTGCTGCTCCACAACGGTTCCGGCGTGGCTCAAAATGGTACTGTGCGCTGGTGCGCTTTGGGGAATTAAGAATGAAGATATTCTTCTTGGCTCAGCCGATCGGGTTCTATTGCGACGAGATCCACGGCGCCGCCATTCCTGAAGGTGCTGTTGAGATCACGGCTTCGAAACATGCTGAGCTTCTCGTTGGCCAGAACTCAGGCAAGCTTATCGGAGCAGACGGGAATGGTCTCCCAGTATTGATGGATCCGCTGCCGTTGGAACCTGGCATTCCCGACGTCATTTCCAGGTTCCAGGCGTTGGCGGCCTTGATGCAGGCGGGCCTACTGCAGGCAGTACAGGCATGGGCGTCTGACTCGAGCACGGATCCCTTGCACCGCTTGGCGTTTGAGACCGCGACCGAATTCTCCCGCGCCAGTCCAGCATTGAACGCAGGCGCCGAGGCTTTGGGTTGGACGAGCGAGAAGCTTGACGACTTGTTCCGGGCTGGTGCGGAGATTCTTGCCTGACTCGAGGCTTCTTCCTGAGGGGCTACGCGCGTGGCGTCCGCTTTAGGGCACCGATTTCCTGGGGCTGTTCGCCGCGCGCGAGGAACCGCGCTTGCAGTCGGTGCCGGAAGCGTTCAAGCGGCATTTCCAAGTAACGATAGGCAGCCGCACCAACGAAGATTGAGATGACGACGGCAGCGATCATGGCGAGCGGGCTGCCCTGAAATCTCGTCTGCAGGTGCATGAATACCAGCCAGTGGAACAGGTAGACGGAGTAGCTCCAGGCGCCCATCTTGCGCATGAACGCCGAATCGACCAAGCGGCCGAATACGCCCTTAAGGTCGATCGTCGCGACAATGAATAATGCCCAGGCGGCGCTGATATAGACGAATTTGTCAGCCAGCGCCGTGTCGTAGGGAACGCCGAAAAGTGCGTGGCGCGCGCCGGGGCTTCCCATCACCAATCCTGCAGTGACCAGAGCGCATATGACATTCGAGGTCCGATCGGAAATGCGGCCGCGCACGTCGTTGATGATGGTGGCAAGGTAGCAGCCGATCGTGAAGCTCGACAGATACCACTGTGTCCCGATGGCGTTGATTTCTGTGCGCCAGTAGGGCCACAGCGCTTGCTGGATCGCTATCAGAGCGACGGCGGCACCCGTCACGGTTCGGATGCTGTGCTTGCGCGCCGCTATGAGCAGGGCTGCAACAAGGGGGAGCCATGCGTAGAAGGTGAACTCGACGGGGATGGTCCAGAGATGCGCGTAGCCTTTCTGAAACGTCAGAGCGAGCCAGACGTCTCGCGCGGAATCTATGCCGGCCGTGCCCAGCACGAAGTACACGCCAACAGCGATGGCGAACAGCGGCAGAATTCGCAGCACCCGGCCGAGAGCATATGAGGCCAGCACGGAAGCTGAAAAGCCGGAAGTCTGAAACTTGTGTGTGAGGAGGAACGCGCTGAGGACGAAAAACAGCCACACGCCGATTTTTCCCGTGCCGGCGAGGTAAAGGCCCGCGGTGGTCATGAAGAACATGGCGAACGCGTGCGTGAGCAAAACGATGACGCAAGCCAACCCGCGTATTCCATCAGCTCCCGGGAAGCGCTCGGTTTTAATCATTTCTCTTTCTCGGACGATTCTTCGCCGCACTCTCTGGTTCGTCTAATAATTGATCGGTAAGCCGCACTGCCACTTGAGCGGCCGAGCGCGGCGCTTTAGGGCCGCGCCAGTGCATAACCTCGGATTTTACCCGCCTCGGCGGGCTTTTTTACGTCTATAGGGGACGCGATTGAACATCCAAGACTTCGACGCCTTCGCGGCAAAGTTTGCCGGCGTGCTTGGCGCCGCGGTATCGATGCGATACCTGCAAGGGTCCTGGCCGGCGCGCCTCAGCATGGCGGCCAGCGGTTCGCTGGTCGCCTATTACGCCGCGCCGTACCTGTCGTTCATGCTGGGCATTCCTGAAGGGTTGGCGGGCTTTCTGACCGGCATGTTTGGAATGGCCATTGTCTCGCGCGCATGGGAGGCGGTGCAGGCGGCGCCTGTCGGTGCGTTGTGGCAGGCCATCATCGACCGCGTGCGCGGCAAAGGGGCGTGACATGGACAGCACCATCATTCTCACGCTGTGGGCGGTGCTGGCTTTCGTCTGCTGGCTGGTGGTGGCCGGCGGCGCGGGCCTGGCGGTCTTCGCGCGCGGCATCAACGACACAACGCTCGAGCGAATCGGCCTGTCCGCCGTCTGCCTGACGGCGACGGGCGCGGCCTGCCGCATCTTCGTGGCGGGCTGGGCCAGCGCGGGAGACGCTGCACTCGCGGCCTCCGCCGCCTTCTACGTGGCTGCGGTGACGGCCAAGCACATCAGGAACCCCAAACAATGACGCTATCCGAAATCGTCGCCGCTGGCATCGACCCCGCGCTGGCGCTGTTGCCTGCCAAGATGGACACGCCCGAAGCGCGCATCATGCTGCTGGTGATCGGGCTGCAGGAATCCCGCTTCGAGCATCGCCGCCAGCTCGTGGGCAACCCACCGCGACCGACGGGGCCGGCCAAGAGCTTTTGGCAGGCCGAGCAGGGCGGCGGCATGGTGCACGGAGTCCGGCTGCATGCCGCCAGCCGTGCCGCAGCCGCGCAGCTCTACCAAGCCCGGGGCGTGCCGGCGCGCGACGCCGCTATCTGGGATGCCATCGAGAACGACGACGTGCTGGCGGCCGGCCTGGCGCGCCTGCTGCTGTGGAGCGACCCCGGCCGGCTGCCCGCGGTCGGCGATGAACGGGGGGCCTGGGCTCTGTACCTGCGCACCTGGCGACCGGGCAAGCCGCATCCGGAGACCTGGCCGGGCTATTACGCGCGGGCGCTGGCCGAGGTGACACGATGAATCCGCTCCTGCGCGCGGCGCTGCCATACCTGATCGGCGCGGCAGCACTCGCTGCCGTCGTCTTCGGCGTGCGCTGGTATGGCGCCAGCCAATATCAGGCCGGCGTCGCTAAGGCGAATGCCGACCACACACTGACCTCGCTGACCGAGTTCAAGACTCAGACCGCGCGGCTGGCTGGGGTGTCGACCACCCTGGAAGACGCCCTGCAAGCGCTGCGGGACGCCGAGCCCAAAACCATCGAAAGGTACACCCGTGTCGAAGTTCAGACCCCTTTGCCTGCTGGCTGCCGCCTTGATGCTGAGCGGCTGCAGCACATCAACGACGCCGGCCGCCTGGCCAATACTGCCCGCCAACCTGGCCCAGATGTGCCCGCCGGTGCCGGAGGTGACAAGCGATAGCTGGGACGACTTCGCGCGCAGCTACATGGCACTGGCGCTCCGGTATGGGGAATGCTCGGCCCGGCATCGCGCCGTGGTTGATGCGTGGCCCAAGTGATGGCCGGAACAGGGACGCACCGAGCGCTACGCTTCCTGGGCGTCAGCTATCGTCGCGCCGATGGACTGCATGCGCGCGTGGATACGGGCCAAGTCTTCCGGCTTCAGTTCCAGCACGGCAGCTAGATGGAACAGGTTCGGGTACGGCATGTCCTTTGGGTCAGCGCCGCCCGTGTACTTGCGCCAGTGCTGTTCTCCGACGCACGCGAGCGCGGCCATTTGCTTGCCCGTGTAGCCAAGCTCGTTCTTTAGGGCCTGGAGATCGGCCGGGGTAGGGGGTACGTAGTCCATATGAAAAACCCGCCTTTCGGCGGGTTCCTTGGTTATCCGATCATCACTTTTGCAAGGGCCGCGCCGGTGGTGAATGCTGCGGCGATCATCACCATGGGATACCAGGCACGTTCGCGGATCATCTTGGCGGCTTCCGCGTTCAGCTTGCTGGTCTCGGCCATCAGCTTTGCGATTTCCGCTTCGGTCTTGATGGTGTCCAAGGTCTTTTCCATTTCGTCGTCCTTTCGGGATTTCGGACTGCGCGGGCTGCGCTATCCATGTACAGAATAATAGCGCATTATGCGCTAGTTTGCAAGAGTTATTTTAGAGTTTTTCTTCGATCCACTGCATCCACCACCCCTGGTAATACCGCCGCCCGTCGATCTCTTCGAACCCGCAGACCATCATGCCCCTGTCGGAGCAAAAGGTGAGTAGCTCAGGCTCCAGCAGGTCGGGGATCGGACCCTTCGCGGTCGCGCCGAACTTCGCCAGGCCGTCCATTGTCATGACCCGCACCTGACGGCGCATGTCCTCGCGCGTGATCGAGTACATCCGCACAGTGCCGGTCACCGCTGGCGCGGGGTCATTGTCCCGGCGCTTCTGGCCGAGATAGTGGGTGCGGACGACTGAGCAAAGCATGATCCTGCTGCGATTATACTGTATGTATATACAGTATATGGCAGCAAAAACGGGGTCATGTCATCGGCGTGGCGATCAGCTTGTCGGAGGGAAAGGGGACGAGGAAGTCGCGGCTTTGATCGGCGCTGGCGGTCAGCCAGTCGCCATACGCGCCCTCGGGCAGAATTACCACCATGCGTTTTTCTTTGTTGGGTTGGTGGTAGTCGCGGAACAGCGGATCCTGGTCGGCGTTGATGGTGAGCATCGTGTAGCTCTCCTGCCATTGACCGGCCGCGTCGCGGTAGCGGTCCCACAGGCCGGCCACGCCCAGCGGCGCGCCGTCGGCTCGGGTGAAGCGCGTGGCTACCGCTTTGCCGGATCGCCAGTCGGGTTCGAAGATCGCATCGGCAGGAATGATGCAGTGCTGAGCCCGGCGCCAGGCATTGCGGAAGGTGAAAGCATTGGCGACGCGGTCGTCGCGGGCGTTGAAGGTCGACAGCTTCTCGGCGCCGGCCAGCGCGTCCGGCCGGGTGGAACCGGATATCAGGCCCCAGCGGCCCGTCACGGCTTCGATGCCGGGCACCGCCTCGTCGCCAGCGTCATGCTCGGGCGGCCGGCGGACGAAGATGCCCTGATACCGCGGCCACATGTCGTACTTGCCGAGCTCGCCCGGCCTGGTCACGCCGAACTTCTTGAGCAGCAGCTCGGCGTCCTTCAGCGTCTGGTAGTGGCTGCACATGGTCCCTCCAGGGAGAATTCCAGTATAGGGTCAGTCGTTGGTGATGGCAGCGCGCCCACTGGGTCGGCACCTCAAAAATGGGCAAGAGCATAAATGCACCGTGCCTCATGGATCCCTTGTGGATGGCACGGTCTCGCCAGCCTATGGTCGCCCGCATTCTCATCGGAATAGACTTGGTCACCCATTTGGGGGATTCCTTCGTGATCTACGACCATACTGGAGGTGTTGTGATGGCTAACAAAAATGTCGATAAGGCAAAGCAGGACCGAATCCAGGACTTAGTAAAAGCATTGAAGAATAAGGCTGGTAAAGGTCCCGGCCTTGAAACCTATGTGCCTCAAACCGCGTTTGCGACCGGAAGTTCAAATGACGATAAGTTGCGCGTTCTGGCTCAAGTCGCACTATTTGGCACTCATCGCTGGTACATCGGTCGCATCGATCTTCCCGCCGAGACTAAATTCGACTGGGATGGGGCAAGATGTCGAGATCATTGGTTCGAATTTGATGGCGTCCTAAGCCATCCTGATCTAGAAGCTATCCTAGGCGACGTGCAGGATTGCATGAGTGTGGCGGTGGCAGCGGCAATTGCAGCCGGCTTAAGCGTGGGCGGACTTGTGGCAATTACTGCGGCATTCAAGTCGGCTCTATATGCCTGCCTATCGGCCAAGGGGATTTCATGGGCAGACCAGATTACCGTATACGTTGAAACAACTGAAAAACGGGGTGATTGGCATTGGTGCCTGTAAGAGTCTTGCCAAGGATGGGGAAGAATCCAGGGAAGAATAGGGGATGTGCAGGGGAACGATAAAACTGAGATTGCTTTGGAATCAACATCATAGATCCCCGACGAGCCCCACCATTCCCCGGCTACCTGGGTTCGAGTCCCATCAGCCACCCCAAAGAATTCTTGTGAAATCAGGCACTTACGCGAAAGCGAAGTGCCTTTTTTCTTTTCACAATGCGAGTTTTTAAACGGAAATTGCCGTTTTTAAATTTACTCGGTGGCTGTGGCGCTTTTTACGCGCCGTCGATCGTAGTGCTTATGCGTGGTCGACGGGTTTGCGTGGCCTGCAAAGTCATAGGCGTCATGTGCTTGTTGCTCCAGCTTTCTCGTCACTGCAGTCGGTCGAATATCCTGGAGTGAGAAGTACAGTTCGTGCTCCGTGACCAGGTCGAACTCCTTTACGCTCGGGTCAACGGTCCTGATCCAGGCGTTCATCGCATCCTGCCAAGAGGATCCCCACCCAGAGCGGGAATAGCACGCCCCGCGACGGGTTGCGGCGAACAAAAACTTGCTCGGAATTTTGTCTTCGCGCTGCAGAGCGCGCTGAACTACGCAATGCAAGCGCTGAGACCAGTACCGACGTTTGAGTGTCGCCGTTTCTCCTTTTTTGCGCTTGGCCGAAATCACGATCACCCCGTCGCGCTGCAAGCCCTCCTTCAAAAAAGGACGGACTTCAGCGGCTCGAAAGCCTGTGAGATAGGTAAACATCGCTGCGCACCCAAGAGTGCGGAAATTCTGGCGTTGTTTGAGTGACCACAGATAGAAGCGCAGCACCTGGCGGCGTGTGACGACCCTCACCAATGTGTCGGTCTTATTCAGCATCATCCCGGTAAACGGGTTTTCGTCCATCAAATCCCACCGGACGCCGAAATGGCAGATGGTCGCCATTTGAGAGATCTCTTTGTTCGCACGCGCTGGCGCGCCGGCCTCGGCGCGCGCTTGCAGAAACTGATAGCCATGCTGTTTGCGCAGCATTCTGGGGGCCATACGTCCGAAGAAGGCGATAAGGTTCTCATACGCGGCGCGTCTCGATGCCCTGCCGTGCGGTGTCTGATCGGCATAGTGCGTCGGATCGATTTCATCGCTGAACTTCTCGATCATTTCCGCTACCGAGCCGGCCATTACGGCTCCGTCTCTAATCTCCAAAGCGCGGCGCATTGCGGTGCGCTTTGCCTGTTCAATTGCGGCTCTGTCGCCGAGGGGCGCCTTGGCTAACGTTTCACCGCGTCCGTCGGGGTAGATGTAGTAGAAGGAGACGACACCGACGCCGACCCGCTTATAGAGACGCGGAACGCCCGCGGACTCGAGGCGGCTGTTTGAACGCGTGGATGTCCGGCCCGCTTTCGAGGCCGGCCTTGGGCTTTTGGTCATTGGTCAAACCTAATTTCTTGTTGCGGTACTCACGAAGAACCCGCGGCAGGCCATTGCTGGCGAGCACGTAACTCCATCGGTTGTCGTCAAGCCAATTTGCCATGGCGGCGCGTTGATTGGCTTTGCACCCTACGAGATCAGCTAGTTCGAGGGCGCTCAGATAGTCGCTTGCCATAGGCTCCTCCTAAGTTGAATGTCGGAATTCGGGTTGAGGCAAGTCGGGCACTGGATCGCCAATGGCCGCATTCCACGACCACCAGGTTCCAGTGCCGTACGCTTCGTCATAGTGGGCAGTCTTTTCGCGCTTGCGTGCCTGGTAGTCGGTGCTGTTCATGCCCCACACCTCGAGAGGGATCGGGATAGGCACGTCTCGCAGCCAGAAATCAGGGAACACTGCGTCCTCCCCCGCATCGAAACGCAGCGGCTTCTCGAAGCGGCGCTTTTCGGCGACCAGCTTCTCGGCGATGAGCGCTTCAAATCCGGAATCGACGGGGATCCAGTCCCGTGTGACCTGCATCAGCGAGATGTCCACGACTCGCGCACGTACGTTGCCCGCGGAAGACTTAGGCGGATCAGTTTGTGCGACAGCGATGATCGGATTCCCCGCTCGCCAGGCGTCGAGTTCGCGAACGAAGCGGCGCTCGATCGACGCCCAGATGCCATCATCCAAACCTAGATGCGGTATGCCGTGAAAGCCAGCGATTGGAAGAACGCTGCTGCCGTCCATCCCTTCTTGGTGCTGGGCGAGGGGTGCGATAACGACGAGCCGCCTGCGCTGGGTAATGGCATCCAGGCTCTTTGCCTTGTTCTGGCCGGCCTGTTGCCCGGAACCCGACGGGGTGGCAACAACCAAGTTTTGCGATAAGCGAACGCGGCCTGCATATGTCGCCATCGCAACGCGCATGAGATGGTGATGCACGACTCCCAAGTTGCGCTTGCCTTCCATTCCTGGAGCCCACGCATTCATTCCAGCCTGCGTCCAGAGAAAATGCAGGAGCCCGAGCAACGTCATGCTTGCCTGGCCGGAGCGAGGCCGAGGTGTGGTCACCTTCGCCTCAGCCGGTCCGCTGTTGTCGGTGTCCTCGGGCGCCACGGCCGCGCGCTGCTGCAGCCCAACTTTGAGCTTGATCTTTACTGCGCCATCATCAAGCTCCTGCACCACGCCACGGCGGTAGGAGCCGAGGCCAGACATACTGGGGTCGACCCCGTAGTAAACGCAGTCTTCGCTGTGCTCGGCGCCAGTTTCTGGAAACCGGGCGAGGTGGAATCTGTCGGAGTTCGCGCGGCTGTGGATTGACAATCGCTTCTCGCCATCGCCAGGGCAGGTGCATCGCACATACGCCTTTCCGTGAGCCATCAGCAGCACTCGCTTCCATCCATCCTTGTACTCCTCCTGCGTTTGGAACTCAGGCGAGTAGGGGCGTGTAGCCGAGCCGAGAGTTATTTCTACCGGGTACAGCTTGCGTTCCATGGCTTAACTCCCGACGGCGGCGCAGAACGATGTGCTCACGACTTGCTGCTTTGCACAGTCGGCTTTCGCATCGGAGTAGACGAGGTAGACCGCATAGACCGCCACGAATATCAAGGCGGCAATCGTCCAGACGATAAATTGCTTCATCAT